GGTCTGCACTTGTCGCAAACACCACTGGCACACAGAACACGGCTGTTGGCGCACTTGCTCTTGATGCTAACACCACTGCGTCACGAAATACAGCGGTTGGCTACGAGGCTGGCACGGCAAATACAACGGGTCACGTTACAGCTATTGGCTCGTATGTTTTGCGCGAAAACACCACAGGCAGCGCAAACGTAGGTGTCGGTGGCAATGATGAATCAAATGGTGGGGCGTTACAGAAAAATACAACGGGTTCAAATAATACTGCTGTAGGTGTTGCCGCGCTGACAGAAAACACCACTGGCGCATCTAATACAGCAGTGGGTGCTGAGGCTTTGAACGTAAACACCACTGGCGAACAACACGCCGCTTTGGGCAAAAATGCTTTAAAAGCCAACACCACGGGGAGCAACAGTGTCGCTGTAGGTGCAGGAGCGTTACGGAACAACACTACCGCAGGTAACAACACTGCTGTAGGCACGTCTGCTTTGAACGCAAACACCACTGGCGCAAACAATGTAGCGTTGGGCTATTTTGCTTTAAATTTGAACACCACTGCTAATAACAACACTGCTATAGGAACTGGCTCTTTAGCAAACTGCACAACAGGAGCAGGTAACGTAGCTATAGGTGAGGTATCTGGCGCAGATGCTGTTTTAAATGTCACTACGGAAAGCAACCGACTTATTCTTGGTCACAACAATATCACCAATGCGTATGTCAAAACGAGCATAGCTGTTACATCAGACCAGCGAGATAAAACAGATATTGCAGATATTGACAGTGACAGAGGCATTTCGTTTGTAAATCAACTGCGACCAGTTTCGTTTTACTATAACGAAAGCAGAGATGCCCCAACTACAAAAGCAGGGCCAAAAAAGTATGGCTTCCTTGCACAAGAAGTTTTGGCTCTTGAAGGCTCAGACAATGTAATCATTGATGACGAATTTGAAGATTGCTTGAAGTATCAGGGTGAGGCATTGGTGCCTGTCTTGGTAAAAGCATTACAAGAATTATCGGCAAAGAACGATGCACTTGAGGCTCGTATAGCTACGTTGGAGGCGAAATAATGACCAGAGCAAGAGATCTCGCTGATGCCGCCGACAAGGATTTTTCAGGCACCGTTACCGTAGATAACATAACCATTGGCGGTAACATCTCGCAGGATAGCGGGACAGTTAAGCTGGACGGTAACTATCCGACAGGCAGCAACAACGTAGCATTGGGTGATGCCGCACTTGATGATGGGTCATTGTCTGGTGGTAACAACACCGCTGTAGGTGCCTCTGCTTTAACAGATAATACTTCTGCTGGACAGAATACTGCCATCGGTTCTTTTGCTGGAACGAACCTTACCACAGGCGGGTTAAATGTTGCCGTAGGTCAGAACGCATTGTTCACAGCTACAACAGGAACAAACAACGTGGCTGTTGGACAAGGTTCTCTGGATGCTTTGACAACAGCAAGCAACAACGTGGCTGTAGGCAAGGATTCACTTGGTGCTAACACTACCGCAAGCAACAACACAGGCGTTGGCTATAACGCACTCACCGCAAACACCACTGGCACAAACAATGTCGCTGTTGGGCGGTTAGCTTTATCCAGTGCAACCACAGCAAACAACAACACCGCAGTAGGCGCCGATGCTGGAGATGCAGTAACAACAGGGGCTAATAATACGTTTCTTGGTTACGGCGTAGCGTTTCAGCAGACAACAGCAAGCGCCAACACGGGCGTTGGTTATTTAGCACTAGGAGCAAACACCACTGGCTCAAACATAACCGCTGTTGGATACGCAGCCGCTGATGCAAACACTACAGGGGTTAGTAGTGTCGCTGTTGGAGTTAATGCTCTTGGAGCAAATACTACTGGAAGCAGTAATGTCGCACTTGGTGAGTTGGCACTAGCCGCGAACACTACGGCTGGCAATAACATAGCCATCGGTCATAAAGCTATGGATGCTTCTACAACAGCCCCTAATAATGTAGGGGTTGGCAAGAATGCATTAGGAGCTTTGACCACTGGAAGTGCTGTTGGTGAAAATACTGCTGTTGGGCATCAATCTGCTGCCGCACTAACGACAGGCTACAGAAACGTAGCTGTTGGTTCTTATGCTTTGGATGCAGCGACAACAGCACAAGCTAATACTGCATTAGGATGGGCTGCTCTAAGTGCAAATACGACTGCAAGTAACAACACGGCTGTCGGGTCATCTGCGATGATTTCAAACACAACAGGGACAAGCAATGTCGCTGTTGGGTACAACGCTTTAGTCACAAATACTACAGGCGATAGCAATGTTGCTGTTGGTTATCAGGCTCTTGATGCAAATACCACTGGAGGAAGCAACGTAGCTGTAGGTCAAAACGCTCTGAGTGCAAACACTACGGCTAGTGGTAACAATGCTGTCGGTGTAAACGCTCTGTTGAATACCACCACTGGTGCCAACAATACTGGTATGGGCTATGCCGCAATGCAAGCGAATACTACTGGTCATTCAAATGCGGCTGTGGGTTATAATGCACTTCTATCAAATACCACTGGAACATCTAATGCTGCGTTTGGTTATCTTGCGGCAGACGCAAATACTACGGGGGGTGCCATAACGGCTATCGGTGAAAACGCATTAGGTGCAAACACTACGGGAGCAAACAATACTGCTTGCGGTAGAGAGGCTCTCAAAGCTAACACTACAGCAGATTCTAATACGGCTGTTGGAACAGCGGCACTTAAAGTGAACACCACTGGCACACAGAACACGGCTGTTGGTCAAGCTACTCTAGACGCGAACACCACTGCAAATTATAACACGGGTATTGGTGGTTCTGCTCTTGGTGTAAACACTACGGGTAGTAATAACACGTCAGTTGGTTGGAACAGCCTTCAAGCTAACACAACGGGGGCTAATTCTACAGCAATAGGATATAGAGCAGGGTATAGCCAATCAACTAATGGACAAAATATGTTCGCAGGTGTTGAGGCTGGGTATAGCAACACTGGTTATAAGAATTGTTTTGTAGGCTACCAATCTGGCGATGAAGTAACTAGCGGTAATAACAATACTATTCTTGGAAGCTATAACGGAAATCAGGGTAGCCTAGACATTCGTACATCCAACAACAACATTGTGTTGTCAGATGGTGATGGCAATCCGCGTATGTATTATGATAACGCCAACAGCAGGTGGAAGATTCACAACACAGGGTCAACAGCAAACTCAAATCTTCTTTTGCTTGAGTCCGACAGCACAAGCTATACGTCAACTGCTTTTTTATTATACGCTGAACGAAATACATCAAACAGCACTTTTAACGCATTTAGATATTACAATACTGGTGCAGGAGCAAATCGGTTTATAGTTCGTGATAGCGGTAATGTTGAAAACACGAATAATAGCTACGGTGCTATTTCGGATGAGACTGTTAAAAAGAACATAACTGACGCAGCATCACAGTGGGATGACATAAAAGCAATTAGTGTTCGCAAATTTCACTTCAATGAGCAAGATGATACTGACCCAAAAATGCTTGGTGTTGTCGCTCAAGAAATTGAACAAGTCAGTGCTGGGTTAGTTGCAACAGCGTATGACGAAGGCGAGGACAGGGATATTAAAACAGTCAAATATTCTGTGCTGTATATGAAAGCAGTCAAAGCCTTGCAAGAAGCTATGACAAGAATTGAAACGCTGGAGACGAAAGTCGCAGCACTTGAGTCCTAACTTACAGGAGATTAAAATGGACGAACTTACAACAGAACAAATCGCACAGAATTACACAGCTATGGGTCATTCCGTGCAACTCATCACAGACGTTATTGCAGGTAATGCAATGGCAGATGATGATGCAGAGGAGCGTCAGGGTTGCGTAGACCGCAATGTTGAGCATCTGCAACTGATGGTAGCTAAAGACTACTGGACTACAGAAGACATGACAGCGGTTAATGCTGCTATCACGGCTGGTCAGGGCTACACAGCAAGCTAATGTTTGCCGAAGCCGCTTTTGCAGAACTACCGTTTGCAGGGCAGGGGATAATTAGAGAAGGCGTTCAGACTATGGACGCTAACTTTACTCAAACCTCTAACGGGATAGGTGTGTTTTCTGGTGTCTCTCACATGATTGGCACCTTTAGCAAACTTCATGCAGCTAGTGGCATACTTGTTGGCAATATTGAAATAGATGCTAACTTTACGCAGACTACCACTGGGACGTATATCGGTGTTGGCGTATCTGAAATGGACGCTAACTTTACCCAGACCACCGCAGCCAATAGGGTCAAGGAAGCTGATGCGTCTATGGACGCTAACTTCACGCAGACCTCGACAGCTATTCGTATAGCTAGTGCCGTTTCCGAAGCTGACTTCCTGTTTGTTCAGTCTGCAAACGGAAATGTAATTAAGGTTGGCGTGTCTACTCTGGACTTTAACTTTACCCAAACTAGCACGGGTAATATCGTTTTATCTGGCTCGTCTGGCATAGAGTTTGTATTCTCGCAAGACACTGACGGGGTTCTTGTAAGATCTGCTGTAGCAGAACTGGTTGCATCCTTTACGCAAACAACAGCAGCTAGTCTTGTCGCATCAGGCGCAAGCAGTATGACGTTCTTATTTGTAATGACAACAGACGGTGGTTTGTTGTGGGTGCCGATTGATCCCGGTGGTACACCTAACTGGTCGGCAATAAGTCACACGGGCGACTCGTGGACAGAAATCAATGCTGGTGGTACAGTAAACCAGTGGACAGAAGAGGTGGTCTAAATGGCTAGTACATACACAGTAAACAGTGGCATAGAAAAACCCGGCTCCGGCGAACAGTCGGGTACATGGGGCGATACCACTAATACGAACTTTGACATCATAGACCGCGCACTCAACGGCGTTGGGGCGATTGCCTTGTCTGGTACAACACATACTTTGACGACATCAGACGGCTCTTTGTCTGATGGTCATTTTAAAGTTCTTGTTCTTGGTGGTTCGCCTAGCGGAACCAACACGATCACTATAAGTCCTAATGATCAAGACAAACTGTATCTTGTTAAGAATGGTTCTGGGCAAACAGCTACGTTTACACAAGGCAGTGGCGGAAATGCTGGTGTCGCAAATGGAGATATGGCTTGGATTTTTGCTGATGGTGCGGGTTCAAGCGCGGCGGTTACAACATTTACTGTAAATACCTCACAAATAAATGACAGCGCAATCACTTCTGCAAAGATAGCCGCTGACGCAGTGGGCGCTTCAGAGTTAGCTAATGATGCTGTAGATACCGCTGCTATTGCTGATGATGCTGTAACAGCCGCAAAGCTGGCCAGTGATGCTGTGGTAAACGCGAGTGTGGCCTCTGGAGCGGCTATAGCATTTAGTAAAATGGCAAATCTTACCGCATCAAGAGCTTTGGTGTCTGATGGAAATGGCGATGTAAGCGTTAGTGCGGTAACAAGCACAGAGATTGGTTATTTAGACGGCGTTACAAGCAGTGTGCAAACCCAAATAAACAACATCGCTGGCTATCCCCAAGTCATCACAATTTTAACTTCTGGAAACTACAGCATACCAAGTGATGCTCAAGCCATTATGATCCGCGCAAGTGGCGGTGGTGGTGGTGGAACCACCCTGTTTGCATCTGGCGGTGGATTAGGAACCGCTGATGGTACAGATGGTGGTAGCACTACGGTGTCAAACAGCACATTGAGTATTTCTATAACTGCTACAGGTGGTCGTGCTGCCCACTACACGACTAGCGATATATCAACTAGAGATGTTATTTCAGGCTCTACTGGTGGCGATGTTATAGTTGGCGCTGGCGCGGCAGGTGGTAGATCAACAGCAGGACAAGGTGGTAACTTCACCTATGACGGACCACCATCCGTTGCAACAAAAGCGCAAGTTGTCCACAAATACGTTACGGGTAATAGCGTGGGTGGAGAGACTTTAACTATTTCGTATGGTGCTGCTGGTGCTGCTGGTAATTCAAACTCAACAGCGGGTCAAGCCGGGTATGTAGAAATTTGGGTGTGGTAAATGCCTCTTACAAAGTTACAATTTAGACCCGGCGTAAATAGAGAAGTTACCTCGTACAGCAACGAAGGCGGCTGGCGGGATTGTGACAAAATCCGTTTTCGGTTTGGCTATCCTGAAAAGATTGGTGGTTGGGAAAAGTACGCTTCATCAACATACCTTGGTTCTGCTCGTGCGCTGCACAACTGGATTGCGCTTGATGGTTCTAACTATCTTGGTATTGGCACACACCTGAAATATTACATAGAAGAAGGTCAGTCTTTTAACGACATCACACCTATACGTTTAACCACAAGTGCAGGAGATTGTACCTTTGCTGCAACAAACGGCAGTGCAATTGTTACAGTGACAGACTCTAGTCACGGTGCAGTCGAGAACGACTTTGTTACGTTTTCTGGTGCGGCGAGTCTTGGAGGCAACATTACTGCGGCTGTGTTAAACACTGAACATCAAATTATACAGATTGTTAACGCCAACAGTTACAAGATTACTGCATCTGCTACAGCTAATAGCTCCGACACAGGAAATGGTGGATCTAGTACCGTTGGTGCATATCAAATAAACGTGGGCCTTGATACAACGGTTGGTGGCACTGGTTGGGGTGCAGGTACATGGAGCAGAGATGGCTGGGGCGATGCAGCATCTAGCGGTCTTGTTACAACCACGCAGATCAGACTGTGGTCACACGATAATTTCGGAGAAGATCTACTCATCAACCCTCGTGACAGTAACATTTACTATTGGGACAGAAGTAATAACCTGTCCACGAGAGCGGTTGAACTGTCTACACTCAGCGGTACAAAGACCAGCGTACCGCAGGTCGCAAAGCAGGTGCTTGTCTCTGATCAAGATAGGCATGTTATTGCTTTTGGCTGTGATGCTCTGAATGCAAGCAACACAGCTAATCAAGGTAACGGTGTACAAGACCCGTTGCTCATACGCTTTTCTGATCAAGAGAACCCACTGATCTGGTATCCGGCAGCAACAAATACAGCAGGAGATCTCAGGCTTGGCTCTGGATCTACCTTTGTGCAAGCCGTTGAAACAAAGCGTGAGATACTGGTGTGGACTGACACTGCCCTCAGTTCTATGCGCTTTATTGGCCCTCCGTTTACCTTTGGTATTCAGCAGCTTGCTTCTAATATCACGATAGCAGGACCAAACGCTGCTGTTGGTACAGAAGACGTTGTCTACTGGATGGGTATCGACAACTTCTACATCTATGCGGGTCAGACACAACAGTTACCCTGCTCTGTAAAAGACAAGGTGTTTCTAGACTTTAATCAAAGTCAGCGAGACAAGGTTGTAGCTGGGGTTAACTCTGAGTTTTCAGAGGTTGTGTGGTATTACCCTAGTGCCAGCAGTTCTGATAATGACAGGTATGTCATATACAACTACGCCGAAAAGGTCTGGTACTTCGGTAACCTTGCCCGCACCGCGTGGCTTGACCGTGGTGTTAGATCCTTCCCGTTGGCTACAGGCAATCAATACATATATAACCATGAGCTTGGGTACGACGACGACGGGTCAGCGATGAACTCATTCATCGAATCCTCACCTATGGACATCGGTGATGGTGACAAGTTTACATACATTGGTAGAGTGATACCTGACATTACGTTTGATGGGTCAACAAATCTCAGTAGCCCACAGGCCACATTTACTGTAAAATCCAGGAACTTCCCAGGTGCGGGCTTCGACAACACAGCATCGGGTGACACGATACGCACAGCCACGTCGCCGGTTGAGACATTTACCAACCAGTTGTTCTTGCGATCTCGTGGTAGATCCTTTGCTCTTCGTATTGAGTCCTCGGCCCTTGGAGCTAGGTGGAAGCTTGGTAGCCCACGCATAGATATACGACAGGATGGTAGACGCTAATGTCATCAAATCAGATCGCACCACCAAGGCTACCGGAAGCACCAACAGAGTATTCGGTTCAGTATATGTCTGACCTGATTCGTTCTCTTGAGCTGTTCATTGCACAGGAGCGTAACCCCGGAGAGATGCGCGGAACAAAACTAACACTGACAAATCTGCCTACGAGTGCAACTGGACTTGAAACCGGCGCACTGTATAATGATAGCGGTACTGTAAAGGTAGTGACCTGATGGGACTTTTTAGCAAGCTGACAGATAAGATCAAGGACGCCGCACCTATCATTGGTGGGGTGATAGGGTATGGTCTTGGTGGTCCCGCTGGCGGAGCATTGTACTCGGCCCTCGGATCTGGGATCGGGGGTCTTGTTGCAGGTCAGGATGTTGATGAAGCCTTGAAGACAGCGGCTATCGGAGGTGCGCTTGGGTTTGGTGCTGGAAAGGTTTTTGGACCTGCGGGAACTTCAAGCTTTTCTCCTGGTTTTATAAGAGATTCTATTTTACCGCAGGCGACAACACAAATTGGTGTCCCAGGAGTAGACCCAGCAATGGACTTTGCTGTATCACCACAAAATGCTTCCACTCAAGCATTAAACGATCCTTCTTTCTTCGACAAGGCGCTTGGCTTTGCTAAAGAGAATCCACTCCTAACAACCGCAGGCCTTGGATCTTTGGCTGCGCTTGGTCTAACCGAAGAGGAAGAAGAGGAAGCAGGGTCTCTGCGTCCATTCCCTGTCGGTAAGATGAGAAGAACTCCTGTAACTACATATCTGGGCGAAGAGCTTGATCTAGCTAACCCCGAAGATGTTGAGTTGTACACCAAACGCAAGGCCGAGGTCCGAGACCCGGGCTTTGAGTATCGGATGTATCATGGCGGAGAAGTTGAGGGTCCGGGCACCGGCACTTCGGACTCAGTGCCAGCCCGTCTATCTGACGGTGAATTTGTAATGACAGCCAAAGCGGTTCGTGGCGCAGGCGATGGAGATAGGGATATCGGAGCGGCACGAATGTATGATATGATGGCTGAACTGGAGGCACAGGCGTAATGGCTACTCAAACCGTTGAACAAATCACCAGACTGCCTGAGTTTCAGGAACAGTTTCTTGCTGACCTTTTAGAACAGGCAGGCACCGTATCCGAAACAGGCATGCCGTATGCTCCTTCGCAGCTTGCTGATCTGTCAGAAGCGCAACAGCAGGCTATTTCTTCTGCCATGTCTGGTGTTGGTGCATACGCGCCGTACCTACAACAAGCAGCCTCGGCTATCGGTTCTGGGATCACGGGTGCGCAGGGTGCAACTATCACCCCTACATCATACCAACAGTTTATGGATCCGTACCTTGAGGATGTAGTTCAGCAGCAGTACGCTGACATCGCCGAGCAGGGTATAAAGCAGCAGCAGGGTCTTGGCGCACAAGCCGTAGGAGCTGGTGCCTTCGGTGGGTCACGGCAGGCCATTCAAGCAGGTGAGATTGACAGGAATGTACTAGAGCAGCAGGCTCGTACAGGATCACAACTTCGCACTGCTGGTTTTGCACAGGCACAGCAGCTTGCTGGTCAGGCTGCGCAGCAGCAGTTGCAGCAGGCACAACTGCAAGGTGCGCTGGGGCAAGGTATCGCCGGTCTGGGTCAGCTTGGTCAGCAGATGGGCGTACAGGATATCAACACACTGTTGGGTGTCGGTGGACTTCAGCAGCAGCAGACACAGCAGGGCTTGAACATAGCACAGCAGAATCTTCTGGCGCAGCAGCAGCTTCCGTTCCAGCAGGTCGGCTTCTTGTCCGATATCTTCCAAGGTGTTCCAGCCTTGCAATCAACATACTCTACCACTACAACACCGCCCCCAAGCGCAACGTCCCAGTTGCTAGGACTTGGTATCGCGGGCCTTGGAGCAGCAGGCCAAGCTGGTGGGTTATCTAAGTTATTCGGGGGCTGATATGAATCCTATGAACCGCAAAATGTTTCGTGATCCAATGGCGAGCAGGCAAGCTGCTGGCATCTTGGCGTCATCTCCTGAACTGATGGCAGCAGCGCAGCGCAGACAACCTGTGCGCATGGCTAACGGCGGCACTGTCAACACTCAGGGAAACTATGTGCTTGCGGTTCAAAACGCTATTCAGGCAGGGGATAAAGCGGCTCTTCAAGAACTGGCTAAACCCATAAACTACGGTCAAGCGGCTCGGACCCCGGACGGTAAGGCTGCTATCGCTTTAGCCACTAAGGCATTGGCAGCGCCAAAGGCAGAAGGCACTGTGCTGGACAAGCTGTCTAGTGGAATATCTAAAGTTGCAGAAGTAGACCGCAACATATATGAAAATACTGATCAATTTTTATTCGGCACAGATGATCGTCAAAGCCCTTTGCAATCAGCGGCTAGAGCGGTAGTGTCTCCGCTAAAATCTGTCGCTGATGCAATCATTGGTGCCCCTGGGGCCGTCGCAAGAGATGTTAAAACCCTGGTTACTCCAGTCTCCACTGCAACTGGGATGACCCCCGCAGAAGAACTCGCTGCTTATCGGCCCGGTACGGTTCCTCCGAGTCAAGGTGCCATGCCGGCAAGCGTCCCCGCCCCCGCTCCTGGTGCTGCAACTAAATCAGGTCCAGTCACAGTCACAGATACTGTCGGCACCACTCCTGATGCGGCAGGTAGCGCAGGTGAGGGTTCTTCTACCCCGCAGACAGCGGGCAAAAACGCGGCAGAATTATTGTCTGAAGCGACTGCCAGACAAAAGGGTGAGACTCCTGCCGCAGGTACAGCGGGAGCTGGTGATACTGACGCCGGTACAACAGGTTCTGGTAATATAACTGCCGCCAAAGTTGTATTGCCCGACTCATTAAAGAATCTGCCAGAGGGTGGCGTAGAAAGGGCACCGGGGCAGGCTCTTACAAGGGGTTTTGAAGTTGGGTTTAATGAGGCAGATGCAGCAGCCGATAAGGTAGACAGTGTCTTAAATGAAAACAGACCAGCTAAAGACGTGGCTAAAGACAATGACGCCGCTTCAGGTATTGATCCAAACCTCTCTAGGTCAGAGAGAGTTAAGCAGCGGGTCGAGCTATATCGTGAGATGCTGGGTGACGAAGCTGTTAACGACATTCGCACAGACGCTAACTACAATCTTATGATGCTGGGTCTTCGTATAGCGTCAGGTCAGTCAGAAAATGCCATAAGCAATATTGCTCAAGCTGGTGCCGCTCAACTTGGTGAGTTTGGAACCGCAGTGGGAGAAGAGGCTCAAGCTAAAGTTAAACAAACGCGTGACTTAAATCTCATGGCTATTGGTGATGTTAACCAAGAGATGGCTACTGAAGCTGCGGCTATGAACGCTGCGGCGGAAGCAGAAAAAGACAGACAGTTTAAGTGGGATGTGAATAAGTCTAATCAAGCATTTCAAGCGGCAACAGCGGCTCAAGATAATATTTGGCAAAATAACAGGATACAGACACAAATTAATGCGTCTCTTAAAGAAGCGGGCATGCAAATTGATGCTGCAAACCTTCGGCAGAAAAATGATGCTGCGTTGAGGATTGCATTACAAAATGCTCAGAACGAAAACCAGGTGAATCTTGCCCTAGCAAACCATAATTTTGCAGCAGAGCAAGCTAAAGAGGGCAGGATATTTGATCTGGAGAAGTTGGGTATTGCACAAGCCTTTGCGAAGGAGCAGGGACTCAATGAGCAAGCCTTCCGTGAAAAACTTGCGAAGCTTCCAGGCGACACGCAAAAGCTGTACGAGCAATTCTTGACACCCGCGCAGATTACAGAGCTTCTCACAGTTGATAAAACGAGTAAGGACAGAAATAAGTACAAATCTAGCTTTATCAGCGACGTGATGGTCAAAGGAGATGCTGCTATCAACATGGAGGATAGTCTAGTACAAGAGCTACTAAACTTGCCTGCAAACCAAGGTAAAAGCGAAGATGAAATTCGTGCCTTTGTAAAAAATAATGACTTGGTCGCAAGAAAGTTTTCTGACCTGTTCGACACAGTAGTATGGCCCACACTTTAAAATAGAGGGGCAGATGGCAAAAACTTTTCTTGAGCAGATGCAGGAGGAACTAGAAGCCTCCACCTCAACTCCAACCTCTACTGATTTCGCATCCACCAATCGTAGGAGAGAGCTTACCGACGAGAACGAGGGTACGCTTCAAGAGATTGGTGAGGGTATCGTATCTGGTGTGTTAGCTGTTCCACAAGGGATCTTGGAACTGGGTGGTTCTGCCATAGATCTGGTAGCAGATACAAACTACGCACAGAATGTTGATGACATGTTCGCCGGTATTCGGGCTGCTGGGGGGATTGATCCCGTCGGTACTCCAGGTGAAATCGCTGAAGTCGTTACTCAGTTTGTAGTTCCTGGTCTAGGTGTTGCTGGCGCTGTCGGTAGAATGGGCGCTCTTTCAAATGTGAGCAAAACAACCAGAGCCGCCGCACAAGCTGGGGCCGCCGGGGTTACTGATGCTGTTGTATCGACAAATGGAACAACAACAATCGGAGACTTTTTCGGCGGGGGTCCAACAGAAACCACAGATCTAATTGGGCTTGAAGGTAGAGAAGCCGCTGCCGCTAGAATCGGGAACAAACTCAAGGTGGGGTTTGAAGCCGCTGGCGCGACTGCTCTTGTAGAACCTACATTCAAAGCTCTTGGACTCGTGGGCGGAACAGCCGCTAGGATTGCCTCTAAGCCAGCCATAGTAGGAACAGCAACACAAAAGCTGATGGAAGCAAGCACTGCACTGTCCACTCGTGGAGGTGAGTTTGCAGAAAAACTACTGGGGGAAGAAAACTTTGATGCGGTAAAGTCAGTGTTTAGGTCAAGAGGAAACCTTCCGCAGGATGTATTTGAGGTTAGATCTCTTATATCTGGACGGGTTCAGGCAGAGGCTAACATTGCTGCTCGCACCCTGAAAGACTTAGGCAAAAACATAGATAAAGCATACAAGGGCGTTGAGGAGGTTATGGTTAACGGAACCTCTCTTACTCGGGCCGACTTGAACAATGACCTGTACGGTTACTTGACGGGGGAGATTTCTGAAAAAGCATTGCCAGACTTCATAAAGGTACAAGCTAAAGCTATGAGAGATCAGGTTGATGGCCTGTCCAATAGAATTCTCAATTCAGACTATCTCTCAAAGTCTGACCAGCAAGACATCATAGACACAATTAAAGGTAATATTGGCTCTTACATACGCCGCAAGTATCGCTTGTTTGAGGACGGCAAAGGGTTTATGCAAACTGCCGAATTCAAAAAAGGCAAGGCTGACACCATAAAATTGTTTGAAAAAAACCCGGATATATACAGACAGTTCCATGATCAAATCATCGGGTTTGATGATCTAAGTGGTCTGTCAAAGGTTGATGAAGGGGTTTTTGTTGGTGTCGGTAAATCGCAGAAAGTAAGCAGGCAAGCTGCTGAAGACTTGACTGAGAAGTTGCTTGCCGCTTCTCAGGCCAAGAAGGGTAAATACGCAAAAAATGTAGGCGTAAACAGAGTTGTTGTTGATAAGTTAAGAACAGATTTGTTTAAAGCGAGGAACAGCCAGCCAGAAGCAATCCGTAGAATGCTGGGAGAGGTGAAAGATCCGCAAGAGGCATTCATATCTACCATTGAAGACATGGCTGTTTTTTCAGCGACAGATGATTTTCTTGGGTACATAGCCAATAAGGCTGGCGATAGCGGAGAGATCCTGACAAAAGAGGCGTATGCCAGACTACCTAATGAGCTGAAAGAACAGTACGAGGTTCTTGGCCCAGCCAAAAAAGGTGCCGCAGATTACTGGGGCACAGCCTCTGGCCTAGCTGTGAGCAACAACATGTATAAAGATCTCACAAGGATTGTTGCAAACGATACGTCTTCAATGGGTAACTTGGCTCGCTCTTCTTACTCCGCGTTTCTCAGAGCGAAGGGCATAACACAGTTTGGTAAAACTGTTCTGTCCCCCGTTACACAAGTAAGGAACGTAACATCTGCTGCTTTGTTTGCCTTGGCACAGGGTAATGTTGGTCGTGGGGCAAACGTCTTTGAGTCATTTAATATGGTTATGGGCAATATAAGAAAGAAGTCCACAGCCGAGCAGCTAGAGGAATATGCCAAACTTCAGAGACTGGGTGTAATCGGAAATCAAGCACAGCTAAAAGAGATAGACAGACTCATTAATGAGGGCTACGGAGTCACTCGTGACGCTGATGAAGTCATCGCTGGGATCAGGGTCGGTAAAAATGCTGGAAATAAATTTACTCAATCTAGCGCGGCTCAGTTCCTGAACAAGAAGCTTGATGTTGCCCGAGAATACTATCAGGGCGGTGATGATCTTTGGAAAATATACAACTTTAACTTTGAGAAAAATAAAATACTGTCTGCCTTTGGGACAGAGTTAGAGGCCACCAAAGCATTGCGAGCTTCTAAACAAATTACAGAAACTCAAACGCTAGACGATTACGCTGCCGACATTGTTCGCAACACCGTGCCCAACTATGAGAGAGTACCGGCTTTTGTAAAGGGTCTTCGTAAGCTACCTCTTGGTAACTTTATTGCGTTTCCTGCCGAGATTCTTCGTACAAGTGCAAACACACTAAAGCAATCACTTGACGAACTAGCGAGTGGCAACGCAAGAGTTCGTGAGATCGGAATGCGTCGTCTTACTGGGTTGATGTCCACCACGATGATTCTTCCCGCTGCCATTCAACAGACAGCTATGGGCTTGACTGGCGTCAGTCAAGAACAGTTAGACGCAGCTAGGCGTAGCGCGGCCCCTTGGTCTCGTAACAGTAGACTAATCCCTACCTCAGTGGATGAGGATGGGAATCTAACAGGATACGTTGATTATAGCTTTACTAACCCATACGACTATCTACAGCGTCCTATACAGGCCATATTTAACGCAGTTAAAGATGGGCAGGACTTAGGAAAAGACACAGGAAGTATTGCCACCAACGCCGTATTGGAAGCTGTTACTGAAATGGTAAAACCTTTCGGGGATGAGTCTATGCTCACCGAAAGATTGTTAGATTCAACGTATCGGCAGGGTGTTACTGGCACAGGAGCGCGTGTCTATAGAGATGTAGATACCCCCGGCACTAAGGCTTACAAAAGTCTTTTCCATATAGCCGAAGCATTTAATCCTGGCGGATCTCCTATAACATTTAAAGCCCAGGAAAAAACAACTCAGACTGGTGGTTTTGAGTTTGGTAGGTTTTTGCGTGGCACACTCCCTGACGCTATGGTCAGCGACAAAGACGCTGCTGGAAACGAAAGAAGCGCGGCGGAGGAACTTCTTCGTGCTGTGACAGGACTGGGCGAAGTCAAAGTAAAGCCAGACAAAATTGCCATGTACTCATCTTTTGACTACAGTAGTAACATAACAGGTGCCCGCCAGATTTTTAACACAGCAGTTAAGACTCAAGGTGCCTTGTCCGATAGTGATGCTACATCTGTTTACCGAGACGCTAATGACGCACTCCTCAGAGTTCAGAACAGAATGTACCAGACCGTAAATGATATGCGGGCGCTTGGCATGAGAGATAGCGAAATCAGAAGGTCGCTAAAAAAATATAAGGTTGGTGACGTAACAAATCTTATGCGTGGTAAATTTACACCTATGCAGGTTAGTGACGAAACTAGAAGAGCGGTCAGAGATAACGGCAACCGCTTGCCTATGAGCGAGATACGTTCAATTCAAAGAGAGTACAGAGGAATAGAACTTGGTGGAGAGGAAGAAGAAACTCGGACCTTGGACGCTGGAGTTAGCGCACCCGTCGTAATGCCCCCTAGCCTTACATCTAGCACCACTCAACCATCTCCCGCAGCGGTGGTCGCTCCCACTGCGGGGCAGGGGGTCGGAGCGCAACAGACAGCCTCTGCTGCTCCGACCTCCAACACCACGATTAGGAATAATCCAGCCTTACTTGGGTCAAATCCAATTAATGTCCTGAAGAACATGATTATAGGTCAAAGGAATCCATAGTATGTTAAACTGGCTGAAGAGTTTATTGTTTTACAAACACACAGGCGATATGAGCCGGCACAGAGTCCATACTACTAAGTATGAAGACCTGTGCATGTAACGAGGTTAGCTATGAACAAAGATAGATTGCGCGAGGAAATCGCAGAGGACGAAGGCTGCAAGTACGAAATTTATTTGGATCATCTCGGCCTACCCACAACGGGTATCGGTCATTTGATTACAGAGTCGGACCAAGAACACGGCAAGCCCGTCGGCACAGTGGTCGAACAGGAGCGGGTCAAGCAACTGTTCAACCTCGACATGGCTGTTACGGTAGAAGAGTGCAAGGTTCTGTACCCAGACTTCGACGAGCTGCCCGAAGAGTGCCAGCATATCATTGCAAATATGATGTTCAATATGGGCCGTCCTCGACTCAGCAAGTTCAAGGGTATGAAACGTGGTGTGGACGCTCGTGATTTTATGGCAGCAGCCGACGAGATGGTCGATTCCAGGTGGTATACTCAGGTTCCCAACCGCGCAAGACGCCTGGTCGAGCGTATGCGGGCACTTGCAGAGCTTCAGTAAGTAACTAAAATCATTGGATAAAAATGTCGATTCTCGTGGACTTCGTTAACGAGTGTCGTGTCCTAGTACCTTGAGGTCGCTGAGAATCGATGTTTTATGCTTGGTGGTTGTGTCAACATCGCACCTCGCACCCCGGACGTAGTGAATAGCACCTATTGTCTCGTCGTTTTCTATTGTGACGATCATATCAGCTAATCTGTCGCTGCATACAGCGATGCTTTCATATGGCCCGCGAGTATCGTCCGCGATAAAGCAGGCGTCGGGACGAGCTATCAGGCATATCATCAACGCTGCTTTGAATAACATATCAACTCTCGTCTATCGGAAGCCAGACAAGATAGAACGCATTGCAGTTAGGGCATGACAGGTTGGACTCAATCATTGCCCCACCCTCATCATCTTCCGCATCGTGGTCTCCGCCCCAGATAAGCTCATGCTCACAATGAAAACACCGGATCATCCTACCTCTCCCCAGTTGTCACCAAGCTCGGCATCTACCTCAAACGGAACCTTCAAGCCATCAACGCATGTCTCCATGATTTCTTTAATACGTTCCGCCTCGTCCTCTGATTGTACACTAAAGCATAGCTCGTCGTGAACTGTTAACATTGGCACAAGACCCTCTGCGTAGCAATCAACCATTGCCTTCTTTGTTTGGTCGGCGCTTGAACCTTGGATCAGTTTGTTGAGAGCCTTGTAAGTAAACGCTCTACGGATGCGGCCCTTTCCGCCGTACTCTTCTGCTGCTTCCTCCAGCTTCATAGCCTTGTTGTAGCCGAATGACTTTGGCTCCCACATATCGAAGCGACACTTCCGCCCCAGCCATGTGCGAATCTTACCGTTGTCCATCGCTGCTTTAGCAGCAGCATCCGCCATGCCTTTAACGAAAGGAACCTTGGAGTGATATCCCTCCATCAGTTCAGTTGCCTCATTGAGTTCGATATCTAAGACACCAGCCAGCTTCTTCTTGCCCATACCGTACATGATACCAAGGTTTACTGTCTTTGCTTCCTTGCGTGTAATTCCAGCAAGATCTGCCACCATCTGGTGAAAGTCAGCGTCACCCTCTTTGTATGCGGCAACGACGCCCTCGACAGATGGATGAGGGTTTGGCATACTAGCACAGTAGTGAGCAAGCCAGCGCGGCTCCTGGGCCGAATAGTCAAAGCTTCCCCATTTACACCCTTCTTCGGGTATAAACAAACCACGAATCATCGCTTTGATTTCTGGATCTCTCGCTGGGATTTGCTGGAGATTCGGGTTGGACGACGAAAATCTTCCTGTAACTGTGCCCCCGTCATCTGTACGAAGAGGATGAAAATCACAATGGATACGACCATTATGCGCATGATTAAGAATAGTCTCGACAAATGTCGTGTTGGCCTTATTAAACTCGCGCAGACGTACAATCTTTTGCGCGACAGGGTGCGTATGATTCGCCAGAAAGTTCTTTGTAAAGGAGGGCGCATTAGATCCTTCTGTCCTGTTGTAAGAAAGACCCAGACTGTCAAACACCTTTGCTACAGATGCAGCAGCCCACGGCTCCACGGCGATGCCGGTCTCTTCCTTTATTTCTTTAAGTAGAGCTGACTCACGTTTCTTCAGATCTTTCTTGACCAGCTCTGCTTTGTCCAGATCTACCCGCACACCCTTTGTCTTCATGTCAAGCAGCACGGGCAGCAGCCCGGATTCTAACGCAAAGATGCTGGTAACCTCATCTTTATTTATATCTATGCTCAGTCTGTCCCATAGTTTGAGGGTAACAGAAGCGTCCTGCTCTGCGTATCGACCTACGAAACAGGAGTCTAGCTTCCACATCTCGCTCTTTGGATCGACGCCATGCATAGACGCCGCAGACCGCAGCATCTTCTCGTTCTTCCACTCACCAAGATATTCGCCCGCCAGCGAGTTCAGGTTATAGAACCTGCGATTCTCATTGAGCAGCGGGGCTGCAATCATTGTGTCGATAATCTTACCCTTCACTTCGATACCAGCCCAGCGCATCCAGCCAAGGTCGTACATGGCATTGTGCATAACCTTCTCAATGTGAGGCGTGTCCATCTGTTTCTTTAGCCAGTTAACTACCATGCGCTCCGGCATGTTCCCGGACTCATGCCGCACCGGGAAGTAACCGACGAAGTCTCCCGCAGCCACAGCGTAGCCAATAACGTATCCGTCGTCTCGGCACCATCCTGGCCCCAACGTCATCAGGTTTGGATCACGAGTCTCTAGGTCAATGGCTATCCTGTCACAGTTAGTGAGATCAGGAAACGTGGACGGGGGTGACCAAGTGTCCCCCTCATCTTCAAACAAATCAGCTTTCATCGTTGATGATCTCCCCGCCCAACGCTGCGTACCCAATGATGTCTACCCATGAATCATCCTTGCTAATGTCCTCTGCCAGTCTTGCCAGCTTCAATCCCACCATACAGGCCACCACCTCTTCCGGTGTAATTTCGGACGATAGTTTACCCCGTAGCAGAATCGTCCATATGTCTGCGATACGCTGGTGGTTCAGCTTTGCAGGACCATATTCCTTGGCCCTCGGACCGTTGATCAGTGACTCTGCTTCCTTGAGGAAGTCTTCTCTCGTTTTCATATCTTGTACCTCGGATTCCCTGATTCAACTATGTGTAAGTTTTTCTTGGCCCTCGTTGCTCCCACATAAAAGCAACGGGCTTCGCCATCTTGGTCGAGGCTTTTTTCGCAGGCTGTGTTGGTCTCGGTGAGAAGGATTACATTATCCGACTCCCCACCTTTCGCGGCATGAATCGTCGATAGACGAATCCTCGGCTTGGAGTTCCCCAGAATCTTCTCCCCACTCCGGCGAACTGAGGTGATGTATGTCACCTCCCTGTCCGACACCTTGATCACCTGCGACCAGTGTGTCTCTCGTGTAACGAGTAAGCTGCACTTCTCTATAATGTCGTCGAGAGTGTAGGTTTCTTCGGGGTCTAAATTGTTCAAACGTCGCTTCCCAGCCAGGGTTATAGCTTCCTTCCTCATAAACTTGCCAAATTGTTTTAGTTCCTCGGATGAAAACGTCTCTCCTCTGCATAGCCGTAACCATACCTCCAGTGCTTCTAAAGTGTTAGGGGATACAGACCATCCGTTTTTACCTCGGCCTTCGCGCCAGAACACGAAGCCTTGCTCTTTGAGCATGGTGCCAACTCTGTTGACGATGTTGTTTGTTCTACCAAGAATCAACCACTCACCAGACCGGATGTCTACGTCCAGTATATCATAGTGCCAATTGACTGATCCATCGTGATCATTGGGTGACCAGTGTTTTTCTTGCCGCAAGCCCACTCGTTTTACGATGTTTTGCGCGACGTTATACACTGGTGCGGGAAGCCTGTATGACTTACTCAATACTCTCACGTCATCACAGGACTTCATAAAATCTTGAACGTCAACGCCCATCCAAGAATAGATACACTGGTCATCATCGCCCGCATAATATGTGCGCTCGGACCTCGGAACTAGAATGTCTTTCACCATGCGCCACTGCAACGGAACCAAGTCCTGTGCCTCATCAACGATCAGCAGATCGAAATGCGGACCCTCCCCGCCTTCAACAAACTGCTCAATCATGTCCACGAAATCCATCTTGCCCTTTGCACTTTTATAAGCTGTAAGCGCACCGTCTATGACTCTGAGTTGACGCAACTGAATCCGCCAGTCGTTTAACTGATGATACTGTGTCTCAACACTGACCTGCCTTGCCCTAGCTAGGTTGATAAGATTCAGATACGCATCCCCACCCCTCCCTGCTTTGAACAGTAGCCCGTCGTCCATTGTAAGAGATGCATGAGACGAGAACGGGAGTCCCACCAGAGTAGAAAGCTCAGTGTAGTCAGCGCCCTTCATCACGTCCTGTGATCTAAGGCCGAGATATTGGAACGCCATAGAATGTAAAGTCCTGAAATGCGTTAGGTACTTTGGGTCGATTCCAAACTTCTGTAATGCTCTTTCTTTTGCTTCCGTTGCAGCCTTCTTACTGAACGAAACAAAACCTATGCGGCTTGGGTTCATGCCGCCCTGCAATGCATCATCAACAATGTTCAGCAGCGTGGTTGTCTTTCCTGTGCCAGGTGGGCCAAAGATAGTTGTTTCCATTAGAACGGCACCTCCGCTTCTTTAACCTCTACCGACGGCACTTCAACCTGAGAACTGAACTCTGGCACATGCCAAACTCGTATGTTTTTCCACTCACCTTTTGAGTCCTTAAATCTCTTTAAGCCATTAGCCTTACCATCAGGGTTCATCTCTTTCAGACGTTCCTGTATTTGCCCACGACTATAGCTGTCAAAGCGGTGGTTCCGCAGATATTTAATTAAAGCCTCAATCCTAAAATATGTGATGCCTTCATCTGTCCACGGCTTACCAAGAGATAGCTCCTCTGGGCTTGCAGCTTGAACTCTACCGACACAGAATTCTTCCAGATAATCAACAAACTGTCCCTTATAGGTCAGTTCCTCTGGCACATCTATCTCGCTCATGTCCTCCATCATCATCGAAACTAGGTCTTGCCAGTCTGCCATCTTCAAAAGTGGTGGCATAATCCTGACCTGTTCCATGCAAGCCTTCTGAAACTTTTGTGGAGTCTGTAGCTCTTCAGTGGTCAACTCGACGCGGCTACCATCAACATCACAGAACCAGACAGGTGGCTCGGACTTAACCACGCACAGCCCTGTGATGTCTGCGCTTGCCCTGTTGCCCCCAACCCCATGCTTCCTTGTCTTGCACAATGATTTGTTGCAGCGAGACTTCAGCGGCTCCTGCTGGCAGGGGTAGCCGTACTCTTTCTTCTCGTGCTGCTGCTGTATGGTGACGATCTCTGACGCAGGCAAAGAAGGCTGCACATACTTTGTGTTGATCTCCTCCAGCCTAGATTTCCAGCTTTCGGGCTGCTCTTTTTTGCAAGCCACACAGGCCGCAAACATCACAGTGTTTCTTGTACCCTCTGGCACACCATCAGAGAACATACCCTGTATGCATGGGGGGTACTCGTTGAACTCATCAATGCTGTTGCCAAGTTTAGTGTTCACAAATTCTTTGGGTGTACACTTGCGCTTCTCAACTAACTCAACAAATTCCTCCAGCGTAGCATCCTGACCATCTTCCTTGACCGCATACCTAGTGGTCTGCTCGTGGTCAAAGTACGGCAGGTTGATGAAGTTACCAACATCTCCACGCTCGACGAGAATCTGCTCTTGCTTGGGAAATATTTCGCACCCACCATACCCAAGAAACGCAGAGATCTCGCCGGCCTTGTCACGAAATTCTCCGGCACTTATCTCTTCGGTAAAGAAAAAGAATATATGCGCACCGCCTGACTTTGATCGGCAAACGATGCACGGTATCTCACTCTCCCGCAGCCTGCGATCTATCGCAGCGAGGTCAAGAGGATACTGGTCAATGTCAAGCGCACCAAACAAGCACTTGTTGTTTTCCTTGATAGGTATAGATCCCACGCCTCGGGCACCGCCGAGATGAGACTTAACGAGATCAAGCGTCAGTGGTTGTCTGACGATACGAGAGTTCGCTTTCTGCTTACCAGCGCGTCTCTCTTCTGATATTTGTGTCTGTCCATGTGCGCCGCTAAAACCATCAAACGCCGCCATGAACTTTTCATCATAGGTCATAGCCTACCCCTTGTTGATTTGAGAGGTATAATCGGGCGACAGGAGCGGAGCTACCACTCTCCACAACTCTGTCGCCCTATGACGTGCTTTTGTCCTTCTTCAGGCCTACTGACACGTCAATTTTGCGGGGAAATGGAAGGCAAATTTCTATGTACATTCGCCGACATCATTTCCCCTTTGGTGTGCTTTAACCTAAAGAGGCAAATGCACACACCAATCTCCGCACCTAGAATGGGATATCGTCTCCGCCGTTATCCTGCTTCTTAGTCATCTCATCACTCGTGCCAGCGGAGGTCTGTACCTCACCTGACTTGAACGACTGGAAGAAGGAACGCGCAGCCATGAATGCTGCATCTGGCACCTCGGATGGCTCTACACGGGCGATAGCATAGTTGTACCATGTACCCCTGTCGTTGCTCTCTGAGACCACTGTAAGACGCCACGCAGTGCCCCACATAGGTGGGTTAAACAGACCATTAGGACCGTCATACTGAACCATACGCATCTGAGTATTCCAGCGGCGTGAGACTTTGAGCTGGGTCTTCTTCATGTCACAGATCGCTTGCTGTGTAGCACCTGTCTTGGTGTCCACAATCATCACAAGATGCTGGGCTGAACGGACCAACTCATTGCCACTTGGTAGCATCTCCGCATTACCCTCGCGGGTAGTGTTGGCAAGGTCGGGATGGTTGGCAGGGATTTCACCCTGAAAGCCACCACCTGAGTCACGCAAACCAAACTCAAGATACTTGAGGGTGTACCCGCAAGGTATGACCACGACACCCTCGTCTCCATCCCAAGTCTCACCAGTAACGGTGTTGACTAGGTCACCAGCCGATGCGCCCTTGATAAACTTGGGGTCGTTCTTCTGGATCTCTGGCGACAGAGCTTGCAGCACCCGCAAGAACGGGATCTGCATATCATCTGCGGTGATGCTATCCATCCCCTCACCAGCGAACTGAGCCATGTCAGCCATGATAGTTGAGGGAAGGTTTTCTTTCTTTTCTACTACTGCTGTATCAGCCATTTTTTTGCTCCATGTTTACTTTCATTACCCGTTGTCCTCTTCCGCTTTCACCGGGCCTTCTTTCACCTGTGTATTGAATCAGGCCTTTTCTCGCCAGCGAGGAGTACCTAGCCGTCACTGAGGAGTAAGACCTGATATTAAATTTTTCCTTACAATACCTACGAACATCGTCGGAAATACACCCGTTTGGGGATGCCATGATCGCTCGTAAGACAAGCCCCTCTAACTTTGACGGATCTATACTGCATGCAGCCTCAATGCTCGTGTCAGGCGCGTCTGCTCTGAAAAGAGTTCTTACATCTTCCATAACTAGCTCCTTGTGATCTTGGCTTCTGTGCCGACAAATACTCCGAAGGTATCGAAGTCTATTTCCTGACCGCTTTCTATGCGGTTCTTTACCCAAGACTTCAACGTCATAGGATGAATGTGTGTCTTCTGCGCTGGTTCCAACCCTTGGTTGCGCAGGTCATCGACCACGGCACCCGCTTGGTTGTCTTGCCCAGCAGAGAAGGATACTGTCACGTCATTCTTGATGATGTCGGCCTCACCGATAGACCGCAAGAAACCAAAAGCCTCATCGCGTTTGTCCTCGGTGATACGGGCATGAACGAACTGGCGGAGAGTAACCTTGTTACCATCCACGTCAACCCTATCCATGCCCATCTCTTCCATGAGCATAGGGATATCTTCTTCGTTCACTTTTCTTTTCTTGAACTTGAGATCCTTGAGATGCTGTTCTGCATCCTTGATCTCCTGATCGATCTGGATAGATCGACGGATAAGGTTGGAAAGCTCCGAAGCGCCCTCCTTCCCAATTGTGTCAAACTTATCGGCGTTGACTGCCTCTTCTTCAAACAGCGAAAACACATCGCTCATCGCACTCTCCTTTTAGTACAAAGTTTTAGCCCTTCGGCTTTAGGTCCGCCCGGTCAACCTGACCGAACGGAGACGGGGTTATACATATTCCAACGGTGTACTGCAACCCCGAAATGTACACCGTAATCTTGGTCAGGCAGCTTTCTTTTCAGTCGCAGCCTTGACCATATGCGCAACCTGCTTACTGACAGACCTGTCGTTCTTGTCTGCAAGTTCGCGCAATGTTCTGTATATATCTATCGACACAGCGATAGACTTCCACTTACTTGTATCCACACCTTTACTCCTATTCCCTGTTCAGCTAACGTATACTATCTTATGTTTTAGCCAGAGGTCAATAACCAAATGAGACCAGCAAAGAAAAACAGTGACGGTAAACGATGCGAGTTGATTGCTGCCAACTGGCTGTTCGCCCAAAACTGTTATGTCTACTCCCCTTTCTTGGAGCAAGGCCCGGTTGACCTGATAGCCATCACCCCCACTAGGAAGGTGCTATTGTTTGACGTGAAAAAAGCTGGACGCCGAAAGAATGGCTCAGTGATCTCACGTCTTTTAGGTGACGAACAAAAGAAGCTAGGTGTCCGCCTGTTATATGTTGACATGGAAACACATGAATGTGTCCTGTACCCATATCAGTTAGAAAGTAGATACCGGAGCAAACGAAGCCAGCACACCTCCGACTATGCCGAACAACGCGCATCTAACCGTCACTTCGGCGGGGGGTTAGTTCCAACCATTTCTTCACTTGTTCACCCAGAGTCTGAGCAGACAGCTCAATCTTTGACTGCAACGTCTTCACAATATGTTCATCCACCGTGTTCTTTGTCATCAGATCCACATACAGGACAGGGTGATGCTGACCAATACGATGCGCACGATCCTCAGACTGAACACGAGTCTCAAGGTTAAAATCATTAGCATAGTAGATCACGTTGGTCGCTGCCGTGAGAGTCAAACCAAATCCTGCGGTCTGCGGGTTAGCCACAAAGAACCTTGCGTCCCCGAACTGAAAAGACTTGATCGCTTCCTGCCTTGCATCATCAGTGGTGTCCCCAAAATAACTGACCGTGGAACTCGGACCGTGGGTCTTTTTCAGGGCAGCTTCGATCTTCTTGATGTCGTACCTGAACCTCGACCAAATGATAACCTTGCCATCCATCTCATCGATGCACTCCTCCAGCGCAGCCAGACGCTTGGTAGGAACCTCAACCAGCTCTCCATCGTCTGTCATCACATGCCCACACAGAACCTGCTGCAATCGTAGTAGTTGAGTCATAGCTGCCGGAGCTGTGACCAGCTCTCCATCCTCCAGGATGGCGATAGCCGCAGACTTGATCGATGCATAGTAGTCTAGCTGTTGATCAGTCAGCCCCACCTGTCGAGTGGTATATATCTTCTCAGGTAGGTCTAGGGCTTCTTCCTTTGTCACACGGTAAGAGAACGTGCGCAGCTTATCCGATAGCTCCTCCAGATTTCTGTAGCCCACTACCTGCTGAAATGAATGACTGCCCATACGCTGTGTGCGAGTGATCGCGTACCGCCCTTGGAATGAGTAGTAAGAGTCATGGCCCAGCAGCTTTTTGTCCATGAATCCACATTGTGCGTACAAGTCTAACGGCGACTTCGTAACAGGTGACCCTGTAAGTATGCGCTTGTAGGCCGCTGTCGTGCCGAGCCGTACCAGACTTTTAGTCCGCTTGGCTTTGGGATTCTTGATTGTTGTTGACTCGTCAACCGCAAGAAGAAATGTGCTGTCTCCAACGAATGCCTCCATATACTTTGGCAGCTTCGCAGTCGCAAACCCCTCCACATTCGCCAAAAATATGCGGAGGACGCCACGCTTCTTAATGGCATCTCGGAGGCGCTCTGTTTCTTTTTTGTTGGCACTCGCTTTCCATACATAAATCTCATGCGGAATGCCCTCTGGTAGATGAGTCGGTATCTCGCTAGTCTGCCAATTTCGGTAGACGCCTTTCGGAGCCACGATAACTGCGGTGTCGATCTTTTTGTTTTCATAAAGCCAGACGATGTTATCAAGTAAGACTTTCGATTTGCCACAACCCATCTCCATAAAATAGCCATAGTTCCTAGCATCATGCGACTTAGTCAGTGCAGTGTGCTGGTGGTCATACGGTTTTGTTTTATAGTTGAACTTCATGTCGCTACTCCGAGTCTGTATCACCTAGCATGATGCCAAACCTTGCGGCCTCAAAATACCAGAAGATCTCAGCGGGATCGTGAATGGTCGTGACCATTTGCACAGACCCCTCCTTGTTCTGACCAAGGATGATCAGATCCTGAAAGTGATCCGCTGCCATCTCACAAACCTTTGGCACAGGTTCTTTGGCCTTCTCAACTTTCTTCACGGGGAAACTAAGTACGTTGTCTGTCATCTGTATTTCTTTCCTGAGAGTTTCTCATGTCAATGTATGTATCCAAACGCTTGCGCGTTTCTTCAGCCTGACGGTGCAGACCTGCGGTCATCAGCTCTGTAAGCTCCTCGTCAAGAATTCTAATGATCCGGGTCAACCCTTGAGTATTCTGTTCCATGCATCCTCCACTTTTTTGCGGTCATCCTCGGTGTAATCATTACCGTAGTCAGTCATGTACTCTAACTTCTCCATGACAACGCCTTCGATAATGGATACAGCGGAAGACCATGAAAGTTTTTCTTCCTTCTCAGCTATCTGCTCCGCTGTCGGAGACAACCATGTTTCATGCATATCCGGCTCCCACTCAGATGGTAACGTATCATCTGATATCTTATCAGATGGTGGTCGGCTGTCAATGATGCGCAACTTGCACACCGTACATTGGTTGCCCTCTACTTTGGCATCGCACGATGGGCACCGGCCCCTAGCCATGCGCTTCGCAAACAATCCATCTCCCTCAATAATCACATGAACCTCCCTGACAACAATCATCAATCACAACATGGCACCCCACACACTGAGTGTGCCCATGTACTTCCACACGATCTCGGCTCCCGCACCTCGGACATCGGCCCTCGTAAGACATGTCCTGCTCATGCCCCTTGGCGATGAGTCCATCCCTCTTGTCGGGAATAACATGGTGCCTGCGTATGCCTCGCCAATTTGGATCTCTCTGCTTCATGTCTCTTCCTCCTCTTTACCCAACACCCAGCGCATTCGTATGTGCCGTCAGAGTTGTGTACGTCAGATGGTGCTGCGCCACACGACTCGCATGTCGGCCTTTTATCAACATACATTTAATCATACCCCCACCGCTTCGGGGCAGAGTACGCCTCTTCAACATGCCCTGCGCCCCCCAGCGATTGAACAATTTCGGTTGTCTTTTCTACCTCTTCGACCCTTGGATCTTCATCTCGTGCCGGAATGTACTCAGCGTTAAGCCAACGCCGTATGCTCTCTCTTGTGCGGCTCCGCCCCAAGTCATCTCTATACCACTTACTCGTCACCATCCTGGATACCTATCCTCATGCAGACCATTTCCTCATTGAGCGGCATTTGATCCTCCCAGTGGTACTCAGTCGCCGCCACATGACACTGGGCTATTGTATCATAAAAGCCCAGAGCCTCATGGTTGAGGGTGTTGTGTTCTGTCAATGAGATCACAAGCAACACCCATTTAATCATCGTTTTCTTCCTCCGGCTGCACGTCTTCTTTCAGAACGTAGTCCATCCAAAACGCCCCCTGTTTTTTGGGCGGCGCAAAACCAAACGTAACTTCCATGACGTGGAGCGCAGACTCAAGATTTCTGAGGTCTGAAATCCAAAGATCGTTTGTCTCTACGATTGTATTCTTCATGTCCTTCAGCTCATTGCGAGCCTTCAGCAAAGCTATACGCATATCCCTAGTCATCCTCTTGCCGTTCATGCCGTTCATACCATGTCTCCTTGTCTGGTTTTATATTTACGCACATTGTTTCCTGACAGTCTGTATTTACGCTGCTTCTTCTTCTGCTGATCTGTCATCTCAGCACTGCCTTTGCGCAGCTTCGCTTCTTCGTCGTCGGCTGTCGGTGCCGCACTGAACGGCACAAACATGGTTTGCAGGGGCTTGTCTTTATCCCGCCCCTCGTGGATCTCAGGATAGATAGAGACGAACACGCCTGCTTTCTCCTTGATTATCTGCACCGACAGGTTTTGGATATCGACCCACGTCTCCTGCCCACGCAACCGATAGGGCTTGTTCTGCAACAAGTTGTCTTCGGTATAATAGCTGTTGTTATTGGCATTCCTCATTCTTCGTCCTCATCTAAGACCTGCTCAATCAATGATCCCATCGTCCAGCCACACACATAAGCCAGAGTAATATCAATCCACTTACGGGCTTCCGCATCAGATATGGACCACTTATAATAAAGTTTTTCCATCGACCTCACGCCGTCTTCATCTTCTTGCACGGCCTCATAAAATTTCATGTACAGGCACGACCTGTCTTCCGCCTGTATGGCTTCAAACCTTTCCAAATGTTTTTCAACTACTGGCATCACTGCTTATCCTTTATTCTATCCCACTGCGCGTTAAGGTCTTGACGAAATTCCGGATCAACATCGTAGAGCCACTCCAACAAACCAGCCACATACCATGCTATGCTTTCATCGCCTTGATAAGCACTCAAGTCATCCTTCGCCACCTTTATGAAATCAACTTTCATCGTCATCCTCCATCTCCACGTTCCCATATGCTTCCTTGCCCGCAGACTCCACATGATCTGACCAGTGTTCTACGGCCTCATCATATACGTCCAGATTATGTGAACCATGCCTCGCGGCCCACGAATCTCGGCTCATCCACATGGCATCTTCCTCCATGTCCATCAGCCAACCCTTTACCTTACCCATAATAAATCGCCTTCCTTCCTCTAGTGTACTCATTAAGCCGCACAACAAATGCATCCGGCTCTTGGTCCGGCTCCATGCCGCTTTCAATCTGGTTGCGTACCAAATCGTCAAAGGCATCTTCGATCTCAGCCTCTGCCTCTTCTTTAGTAGCATAGACCTCAACATCATCGGACTGCTCGCCCCATGCCTGCCACCCTTCACACAGGGTGTCGGTTACAATTACCCAGCCACTACGCATCACTGCACCTCCCTGTCAGTTTTGAATTGAACATATTGCGTGACGCCATCAAACGCCTCGTCAAATTGAGAATACATAGTGTCCGCAATCCGCATCACGCTGTTAGAAAACTCTAGCCAGCACATCTGACAGTCCCAAGTGAAGGAAGCCAGAGCCAACAACTGGTCCTTACCATCGTCCTCCCAATCCCTGACCTTGATTATTTCAATCTGGGCATGTGCGCCATCGATCATGTGTCTATGTCCCATCACTACACCTCCTACCAAGACGCTCTGTATTCAACGTATTTAAAAAAAGCCGGATCTTTTTTATCCAACCAGTCGGCAGCGGCATCAAAGATCTTCGCATCTTCCTCCGCCTCATCTCGACAGTCGGCCCACCAATCCTCGTCACCAAAGAAAAACCCATGACATTCCTCATCATCAGGAAACTCTCCGTCACGCAGCGCAGCCGCTATCAGTCGCAGATCCTTCGGGGTCAGATCGATTGGCCTACAGTCGTCCTCACCATCGTTGAACTTCTCAACGATCATATGATGCAGTGGTGCATGTTTGCGCCAGTAACCAATCTCTAGCTGCTCCTTAATCAAAGGGAACCCATCAATCATAATTGGCTCAACCTTGCCACCATCGTCATTCCAAGTGGAAAGATACCTGCTTCCATTCAAATGCATATCAAGTCCCATCACTGTATCTCCTAATCACTTACGCTTTTAAGGCGAGGGTTTTGGATCATGTTCTGAAGATCAATCAAATCCTCCGCTACCTGCGTGACACTATATGTCCCCGTCTGTTGAATGATGGTGACCCTGCGCTCACGGTCACCCCTCTTCTTTGTCTGTTCAAACATCTTGAACTCCGTGCCATACAAAAGCACAGGCTGATCAAGAGCAGGATCAAGAGAGTCATCAACCATAGTCAATTTCATTCTAATCATCACACCGTCTCCACTTGCTCAATGTTGTCACAATAGTTTTTCTCCAGATGCCGACACACGCCCAACCAAGTGGTCGCAGTATCAGGACCAATGTCAGCAGCAATCCCATCCATGCCCTCGTCCTCACAGACCAAAGCATAATTCGCAAAGGGATCGACCTTGCCATAGCAAAGGGTCTCACCCCCATCCTTGCGCTTGTAAATATAGTCAGCCATTAGTAACACCCCTCCCCATTAAACACTGGCTTACGCTTGCCAAAATCAATGAACACACCACGATCACTCAACTCCTCAAGATACTTGGTCGCATAGACCATGTTCCAATGACCCTTGGTGTGACCCAAAGAAGTCATGCTCGTGTGCATGGCATTCGCGTACCATACCTGAAGCTGCTCATCACTCGCCTCTGCGATCTTTGTCTTTAACCATTGCATCGTTGCTCTACCTCCTTGCAACTCGGACCTCGGTGGTTTATTCTGGGTCCATCCCATGTGGTTACATATAGTCTTTAATGGAGAGTCACATATAATCCCATACAATGCAAACACTTTTTTTCACGTTGTTCACTTTCCTATAGTGTTTTCTCACGGATAAAGTTTTTTTTTATTTTTTTTTCAAATTAGGTGTTACGAGTGTTACGAGTGTTACGAGCATTGTTTTTATTAAGTTATTCTCGGCACACTTCGGCACGTTCGTAACACTTCATAGGCCTCGGAGTCCGCCGCGCGTTGCTTTTTTGTTTTGGTTGGGGTTACCCGTGGAAAAACACTATAGGAGAATTTGACTTGGCAAAGGTTGGAAGACCAGCAGGATTGACACAACGCCAGCGAGAGTTTGCAAAGCATTATGTCGAGGGGCGCAACAGCAATGCTGGCTGCGCTAGGTTGGCTGGATACGCGACTGACTCGGCAGCGCAGCATGCCGCAAAACTTCTTGACGGAAAATCTTATCCGGCTGTCGTGGAGTTGATCAAAGAACTTCGGGAAGACAGACAGAAAAGATATGGTGTGACATTGGTCGGTCAGTTGAAACGTCTAGACGAACTGTCGAGGGGCGCGGAGGAAGAGGGACAATTCTCTGCCGCCATTAACGCAGAGAAGATTCGATCTGCACTTGGTGGGCTGACGATTGATAGACGTGAGCAGCAGCACATTCACCAGCTTGATAAGCTGTCGCGTGAAGAGATTGTCTCTCGACTTGCTGATCTGCGTAAGCAGCACCCACATGCCTTCGATGACATGAAGAGGATTGAAGATGCCAAAGACAGAGAAATCACTGTGGACTTCATTGAAGCAAAAACTCCCGAAAAAGTCTCATTATCAGAGGATTGAGAACCGTGTCGGGGAGGGCATGCCCGACACATATTTGTGCATGGACGGGGTTCCAATCTGGCTTGAATTAAAAATAATTAAAAACAGCCGCGTTAGGCTGTCAAAGTCCCAGATCGCGTGGCATTTGGGGCATACGCGCTGTAATGGCGTAAGTTTTTTCTTGCTCCACTGCCCCTCTAAGGGCGATGCACTTTTGTTTGACGGGGGTTTAGCGCCCGAGTTGCAAGGTTCACGGATCGATGTCCTGCGCCCTGCGGCCCTATATGATGGTCCGTTGTCGGGGTTGCCCTGCGCCCTGCGGGCCAAGGCTGTAGATGCGTGGTCCTGCGTCCTGCGTCCTGCGTCCCCGTGATATAAAAACAGGACGCAAAGCCCTGCGGCCCTGCGTCCTGCGTGTCATATGTCATGGAGAAAGACATAAGAAAAAGTACCACGGTCCGAGGACCGTGGCAATGGTGTCAGTGTTGTTTGTATGTGACATTGGAGACCGAGCGATCCCAACATGCTCGGCATGGCCCGCATTTTCCATCCTGTGTGGGGGCTGGACATAGGTGCCCGGTGATCTTGCCCGCGCTGCCGGCGACTGTGCTGGTGTTCTGCCACGCCTTGGGGGCTTGTCCGTCTATCATATGGGCAGACATTCGCAACGTGACATTGTCGGGCAGGTTGCGGATCCTTAAAACGTCACCCCAAATTTTATATTCGCGGCTTGGGATCCAATGCTTTTTGTTCGGTGTTGCTTCGCAAACATCTAGAATGTTGTGACCCATGCGCGAATCTTCGACATCGCCAGAATCGAACCATCTAAATTCTGGTGTCCGTAGTCGATTAAGAACCGCGACCATGCGCGGAACAAAATCGATGGCATGGAAAAAATCCTCCCTGCGTACCATCGCGGCCCGCACATTAGGCATGTTGTACATGCCCTTTAATGCATAGCATTTTTCGCATGTAGATCCTTTAACTAGGCGGAGCTTCGCGCCTACGTTGCACAACCTGGCATCGCGCGAGATGCTATGTCCTGGCATTTTACTAACATTAGATAAAAGTTTTTTGTCGTCCATTTATTCCTCCATTTATGACCCGATTATTATATAGGAAAATCCCATATATGCAAGCCCTGCGTCCTGCGTCCTGCGTCCCCGTGTGATATGGGGCAGGCACAAAAAATTAGGACCGGCGCAAGCCGGTCCTGATTTTTTCTAGTACCCGCTGAACTCATCGCGCCCGACTCCGGCCTCCGGCTCTAGATCCTCATCGTGCCAATAGTCGGAGTCCGAAAACACATCAGCGCGATAGCGTCTCCGGTTATCGGCCTCGACCTCGGAGGCGCACATGTGGCACATGCGCCCGCCGAGCATGTAGCCCCGCGCGTCGTACTCGTACCATGTGTATTCCTTACGACCATCGGAATCCCGATGGTCGCATGTGTTACGTCCGTCCTTAAAATAGGTCATCAGCTTTCCTCCGGGCGGACGATGACCTCAAGCGCGTATTCAACGCTCTGTAGGTCGGAGATCGCGGTATCGATCTCTCCCATCAGATCTTCGGAGTGAACCCGGTGATCCATAGGGAGATCCTCCAACATGGAAATGGCCTCAGAAACGCGGGCATTAGCCGCGTCTATACGATCAATAATGTTTTCTGATTTAGTCAATATAACCTCCATAGTTATGACTCTTAGATCCTAGCATATTATCCCATATACGCAAAGGAAAAGCAGCGCAGCGCGTACGGTATAATAATACCGTATGGCCCTGCGGCCTGCGCCCTGCGTCCCTATATGTCGGGCGCAGGCCCGCAAAGAAAAGACCCCCAGACCGAAGTCTGGGGGCAAGTCATGGGAGGTTCGCACGGTACTTTCCGCCCCGTGCGGCGGGTTCGATCACCCGTAGTGTTCACGCCACTCGTCAGTGGCTGCTGCTAGGCGTCCGTGCTGCTTCACGTCCGCTGCGTAGGTGTCACCCCACTCGCCCTCCGGGCAAAGTGGAGACGTGACGAAAGTGAACCAGCGAGCGTATTGATCCCCGGCCTCCTTGTCGGGCCGCTTATAGGTCTTCAACACTGCCCACGTCCAGCCATGACTGGATCTATACACTGCGTAGGGCTTTTGCTTGGTGGCTGATTTACCAAAAGGATTAGTCTTTCTTGCGGTCATAATCTTTCTCCTTTTCCTATGACATAATAAAAGCCTACACCATCAAGGACGGTGTAGGCAAGTTTTTTATCGCTGTTAAATTGAGAAACGCTTGTTCCGCTTGCCAGTCTTCTCGCTCTTCACGTCCAGCTTATGGACCTTGCGCATCTCCCAGATCAGCGAGTGAACGCTGCTTTTCTTGAGGCCCAGAAAGGTCGAGAGCTGCGGGACCGTAAACTTGCCCCCGCTGGTTAGCAGCTCTTTGCAGCGGGCCACCGTGTCCTTTGCAAACATGGCTTTTGGCTTGGCGGGCCGGCGGTCCGTGGCCCGGACCTCAATGTTATCCCCGTCAATCTCTATGCGGTTAAGCTCGCGCTTGCCGTCCCCGTCTAGGTGCCAGATCCAAAGATCATATCCGTAGGTTGTCCGCTCCAGCTCAACAGTCTGAACCTTGTCGAAAATAGTCGATACTGTCTTAATCATTTGTCATATCCTCCATGACTATGTTTACCGTTTCGGCCTTTTGGCCTCATCAGTGGCAGCACTCACTGCCAGACGGTGGGGGCCGAAGCCCCCGGCCCTCATTCCTTGAGGACCACGTTGTTCTCGTCTAGAACCTCGATCCAGACCTTTGCCCCGCATGACAGCGGCTTGTCGGGGCTGTAGACCAGCCGGCAGCGGCCCTCAATCTCGACCTCGCTGGCGTATCGATTAGACTTGCCTGCCTTGACGGTGAAGACCGGGTTACGGTCTCCACTCTTGGCGTTGGCGCGGATCACGTGCTGATTAACGTGAATGCGAGTGAGCTTGCCCATTAGCCCGACACCACGGTCTTGCCAGACCGGAATTCGTACGGTCCGTCAAGCTTGGCGCGGCGGGGCTTGCCCAGACCGAAGTCAATGAATGTGATCGTGTCGGGGTGATCATTGAGGCGATCATCCTCGACGAGCTGCCCCCATGCTTTCCGGGTCGTGCCGTCTGCCTTGGTGAATGTGGCTGTAAAAATCCGGCCAGCCAACCGGGTCTTGAGTGTTTCGCGCTTTGACATATGAACCTCCTATGTCGCTGTTGTGAGGGTTGCTTCCCTCTTGAAAACCATAAGATCACATGGGATCGCATGGGTCAACCCATTATCTTTGCGAACGTCTCGCAACTATGCAAATTGGAATCATTCTAAACTGCGCGGGGCGGGGTTACTTGGGGGCTTTGCCAGCCAGATTTGGATCCGCGCGGGGGGCACCCCCTTTTTTCGGCGGGGGGTGTTGACGCCACATGCCATGCCATGCTGGGTTGATAAATTCATTGCGTTATAATATCGTTCCGGCATGAGCATAGGATTAGATACAGTTCCAGAGGACGACCTCCGAGAAATGCTGCTGCTAGAACAGCAGCTAAAGCTCCTGGAGACCCGAGAATCAGCGCAAGATAACTTCATGGACTACGTCCAGCATGTGTATGATGGGTTCATCGTGGGCCGACATCATAAAATCATTGCAGAAAAGTTAGAGCGCATAGCTTCGGGTGACTTGAAGCGATTGATTGTGAACATGCCCCCTCGTCACAGTAAGTCTGAGTTTGCGTCCTACCTCATGCCTTCGTGGTTCTTGGGCCGAAATCCGAAGTTGAAAATCATTCAGGCTACCATGAACACTGAACTTGCTGTAAGATTCGGCAGGAAAGTCCGAGATCTGATCGCTGACCCCAAGTATGCGGAGATCTTTCCAAACACGGACTTGAAACAGGATTCCCAAGCGGCAGGTCGGTGGGAGACCAGCGCGGGGGGCGAGTATTTTGCTGCTGGGGTGGGCGCAGCAATGACTGGTCGTGGTGGTGACTTGGTGATTATTGACGATCCGCACTCGGAGCAGGATGCGTTATCTCCCACTGCGTATGATAGAACCTATGAGTGGTACACTTCGGGTCCGAGACAGCGTCTTCAGCCGGGTGGTTCCATTATTATTGTGCAAACACGGTGGTCAAAGAAGGATTTGACGGGCCGGTTACTGCAAGCACAGGGTAACGACATCATGTCTGACCAGTGGGAGGTGGTAGAGTTTCCTGCCATCATGCCTTCTGACGAGCCTCTTTGGCCTGAATTTTGGAAAAAAGATGAGTTATTAAAGGTAAAAGCTTCGCTTTCGCCTGGAAAGTGGAACGCTCAGTGGCAGCAGAATCCCGTCTCTGAAGAGACGGCGATGATCAAGCGGGAGTGGTGGCAACCGTGGGAAGAGGAGGATATACCTGCTCTACAGTATGTCATTCAGTCTTATGATACTGCGTACAGCAAGAAAGAAACGGCTGACTACACTGCCATCACGACGTGGGGCGTGTTTGAGCCGCATGATAACGGCGAGCAGCATTTGATTATGCTTGACGCGAAGAAGGGTCGGTGGAACTTCCCAGAGCTGAAGCAGATTGCTACAGAGGAGAATGAGTATTGGGAGCCGGATATGATGTTGATTGAGGCCAAGGCATCAGGTACTCCGCTCGCGGACGAGATGCGCTTGATCAATCTGCCGGTTACTACGTTTTCTCCGGGCCGGAAAAGGGGCGGTGGGGGTGTTGATAAGACAACTCGCATGCATATGGCTTCTCCTATATTTGAATCTGGTAAAGTGTGGTATCCTTCTGGTAGGAGATTTGCTGAAGAAGTGATTGAAGAGGTAGCTTCGTTTCCTAACGGAGATCACGATGACTTCTGTGACAGCATGACAATGGCTCTGATGCGTTTTAGGCAGGGCGGGTTTATTAGTCTGCATGGTGAAGAGCTTGATGACTGGTTGCCGTCCAAGACAAGAGAGTATTACTGATGGCTCAAGGTGACCGTCCCGGCAAGAAGCCCTTCGATCCAGAGCGGGCTGACCAGATAAAATCTGACATAGTGCGTGGTGCGAAGTACGCGCCTTTTGATTTGATTGGTGCCCCTGTTGATATCGTCAACATGGCTATGGGTGCGGTTGGCATACCTGTTTCTGACAAGCCGGTGATGGGATCAGAGTACCTGATAGATAAGTACGCGGACCTCGGAGAGGCTGTCGGGGTAACTTATGATCGTCCTACAGGCAGCACGGAAGAGACGATTGGTCGTGTTGTTGGTGGCTTGGGCATGGAAGGCAGTTTAGTGGGCATTGCTTCTCAATTTGCAAAAGCCGCTCGTGTGAAAAAAGGTCAGGGGTCCGAGCTTCAAGGTACGAGTGACGCGCAGCTAAAAGCTCCGCCCTCGGACGTTGAGGTATTGAACGCCCGTTCTCGGAAGGTTGAGGTAGAAGTTGAGGACATGGTTTCCGACTACAACCTTGAGGATTATGGTTTAGGTGGTCCTACTGATTTTGCAGAAGATGTTGTGTTGGAGTATCAGGGGTTACTGGATGAAGGTTTACCTCAGAGTGAGGCATTAACGAGTGCTTTGGTTCAAAGTGCGAATAGGGTGAATGAGGCTGTTGGCGACACGCTTATAAGTGCTGATGATTTGTTGAAGGACATTGCGCGTCGGAACCCGGACCGTGAAGCTTTTACTGGGTTGGATGATCTTGTAGCTCGGCGCGTGGAGGGTAGCAAGTCTCGTCGCGAGATGGAGTTGAAGGCGAAGCGGGCGAGGTATGAGGCGTCTCCTGAAGCAGCGGAGGTAAGGGCGAGGGCTGCTGCTTTGGAACAGGCTGCGGGGGTAACTCCGGATATGGACGCTGCTGCTAGGGCGGATGCGTTTCGTGTGTTTGCAGAGGGTCAGCAGCGGGACGCTGTGGGTGTTGGGTTACCTAAAAAACCGGCGAAGCCTGACCTGAAGTTAGTGAAGAAGGCTCGGGGTGGTATCGCCGACGTGTTTCGATTATACTCTTGACGGGAGGATTTTTTGATGCCTGCGAAAAAAATTGACATTACCACTGCCAGCTATGAAGAGTTGACGCAGTTGATAAATCAGCTCAAGAAGGAGCGAGAGCGGGAAGCTCTTGCTGAATCCAAAAAGGCTCCAGTAAAGAAAGCAGCCGGCGGCATGATCAAGGGCTTTAGCCCGATTGCTCGTCCACAGAGATTTAAGGGGATATTCTAGTGGCTGACAAGAAAAAAGGTAAGCACGATAAAGAGCTAAAGAAAATGGCTAACCGGACGGGCATGAGTCTGGATAAAATACGAGAGATTGACGCTTTTCTTGAGAAAGCTCAGATTGGCAAGCCAAAGTCTGGTGCAGTGATGAAAGCCCGTGGTGGCACGTTCAAGGGGATATTCTAATGAGCAATCAACAGAACGAAGCCATTCTTGAGGATCTTTTCGACGAAGGGATGGACATGGGTTTGACCACTGAGCAGGCTGCTAAGTACGCCCGTGAGAGGTTTGAAGATTTACCAGAGCCTGACTACAAGCGTAATGGCGGCATGTCGAAAGCTGTTATGAAAAAGCGCGGTGGCACATTCAAAGGAATATTTTAATGTCAGGATTATTAGGGACTGCTCGTCAAAGACTAGATGCTATAAAGTATCGCAGGACTGAAGAGGGTAAAGCAGAGAGAAAGGCTCGTAAACTTCACAATCAAAGAATGGGTCCAAAAGATAAAAAGACCAGACGAAAGTTACGCACGGATGCAAAAAGAGCAGATGCAGCTAAAGGGGCACTTTTAAAAAAGCGCGGCGGCACATTCAAAGGAATATTTTAATGGCACTACCTCCTCAGATGGTTGAATCGGCTATGGGTGCTGGCGGTCCGTCAGAAGTCATGCCTCAAGAGATGCAAGTCGAACTTCCTATGGAGGAGGGTCTGCCTGATGGCATAGAGCTTGCGGGCATGGAAGAGATGGTCGAGGTCCAAGCTGAGATGTACGACCACAACGCCAATCTGGCGGAGGTCTTAGATGATTCGGTCCTTGGTTCGTTGTCCGCTGACTTGCGTGACAGGGTTGAGAGCGACAAAGAATCTCGTGAGGATTGGGAAGAGGCTATCTCCAAGGGTCTACGACTTCTTGGTGTAAACTACGAAGAGCGCACTGCACCATTCTTGGGGGCTAGTGGCGTTCACCATCCGCTGCTCAGTGAGGCTGTTACGCAGTTTCAGGCGCAGGCTTACAAAGAAATGCTGCCGGCAGGTGGTCCTGTAAAGGGGCAAGTTGTTGGCACACCTACACCGCAGACTGAAGATCAGGCGCAGCGTGTAAGTGACTTTATGAATTACCAGCTTACAGAGGTTATGGACGAGTACGACCCTGATACGGATCAGATGCTCTTTTATTTACCACTGACAGGTTCCACATTTAAGAAGACATACTTCGATCCCGCCAAACAGCGGGCTGTGTCTAAGTTCGTACCAGCGGAAGATCTGATTGTCCCGTATGCTGCCAGTGATTTGAACACGGCAGAGCGGGTAACTCATGTAGTACGCATGACGGAGAACGAACTTCGTAAGATGCAGGTCTCAGGTGTTTACCGGGACATTGAGTTGCAGGGAGAAGATGAAGATGATCCAGGACCAATTAAAGAGACTGAGAACGAGCTTCAAGGGGTTCGCCCAACGTATGGGGACGATGTGTTCACATTGTTGGAGTGCCACACAGAACTTGACCTTGACGGTTTTGAAGACGTTGATGCAGAAGGTGAACCCACGGGAATTAAGCTTCCTTATATCGTCACACTGGATGAGGGGTCAGGCAAGATTCTTTCAGTGGTTAGAAACTTCCGGGAGACAGATCCACTCCGCCGCAAGAGACAATACTTCGTGCATTATAAGTTTTTGCCTGGGTTCGGCTTTTACGGCTTTGGTCTTCTTCATACTATAGGAGGTCTCTCTCGTGCAGCGACATCAATCCTCAGACAACTTATCGATGCTGGAACGCTTTCCAATCTTCCAGCGGGTTTCAAGGCTCGTGGTGTCCGTATCCGTAACGACGATGAGCCGCTTGCTCCTGGCGAGTTTCGTGACATTGATGCTCCCGGTGGCGATCTTCGCAACGCTCTTATGCCCCTCCCTTATAAGGAGCCTTCTGGCACACTTGCTCAACTCCTCGGGGTTATTGTTGATTCCGGCAGAAGATTTGCACAAGTTGCAGATGCAAAAATCGCAGATGTCAATTCTCAAGCGCCAGTGGGAACAACGGTTGCACTGATTGAGCAAGGCTCAAAGATTATCTCCAGTATCCACAAGCGTCTGCATTATGGGCAGAAGCAGGAGTTCCGGCTGCTGGCAGAGATCTTCGCAGATAACCCAATGCCGTACCCATACTTTGTGGGTGTGAATGTGCCGCCTGAGATCATGGCACAGGACTTCGACGGACGTGTGGATATTCTGCCTGTCAGTGATCCGTCCATCTTCTCTATGTCTCAGCGCCTGTCTTTGGCGCAGACACAGTTGCAGTTGGCGCAAGCTGCTCCGCAGATGCATAACATGTACGAGGCATATCGTCGGATGTATGATGCGCTGGATGTTAAGAACATTGATAGCATCCTGCCGGCACCACAGCCGCCACAACCTATTGATCCGGCAACCGAGAACGCAAATGCTGTAAAGGGCAAGCCAACACAGGCATTCCCACAGCAGGACCACGAGTCGCACATTGCGGCGCATGCCATGTTCTTGTCCTCACCAGTGGCTACAGCAAATCCACAAGGCTTCTTGCTGTTGCAGGCTCACGTCCAAGAGCATGTGTCCTTCTTGGCGAGAGATCAGGTTGCAGCGTTCTTTACCAACGCGCAGCAGCAAGCACAGCAGGCTGGAGAGCCAGTGCCTACGATTGATCCAGCAGTGATTGAGTCAGCCGTTGCACAGCAGGTTGGTGAGATTATGAAAGAGATCATGCCAATGATTCAGCCAGCCCAGCAGCAAGATCCGCTGGTCGGGATTCGCCAGCAGGAGTTGCAGAACGATACGATGGAAATCCAGCGTAAAATGCAGAACGACGCTATGGACTTTCAGGTCGATCAGGCCAAGATGCAGCAGGCATTCAATCTTGCCCAGCAGCGTATGCAGCTTCAGGAAGAGATTGCTGGCGACAGAAACGATGTCAACATATATCGCATTAACACACAGGCGGCACTGTCAGGAAGAAAATGATACAGGCGTTCATAGGTCCAATAGCGAACCTTGCCGGTACATGGCTCAACGGCAAGGTAGAAGAGAAGAAGGCTGAGTCCGCAACTAAGGTTGCCAAGGCGCAGGCTGAAGCTGTGGTCATGCAGAAAAAAGCCACTGGGGAGATTGACTGGGATCTTGAGATGGCAAAGGGTAGTCAGTCTTCGTGGAAAGACGAATGGCTTACTATTTTGTTTTCGATTCCGCTTATTTTAGCCTTCATTCCGGGCATGGAGGAAGTAGTTGCAAACGGATTCGCACAACTCAATGCGATGCCTGAATGGTATCAATATTCCTTGGGAGTTATCGTTGCCGCTTCTTTTGGAGTTCGTAGCGCGACTAAATTCTTCGGGAAGAAATAATGGCGAAATGGAGCTTACATCAGCGGACAACAGAAGAGCAAGCGAGGATTAATCGTGGCAGACGTGACAATGGAAAGGTTCCTGCGGTGGAAGATATTACCCCGCTTGATGATGATTATGATGTCAATATCGGCTTGGCGGGTAGTGGAGTGGTTTATGACATTGCCAGACCCTACACCAGCGCAGGCAGGCTTAGTTAGTGTAGTGACAGGAGCCATGACCGGCGCATTTGCTGTGTGGTTGGGCCACGAAAAGGAAAAAGGAAATGGCTAGACCTAGAGCAGCACAGTTTGGCAGAGACATTGGTGTCTCGACGGCAGGGGCAAAAAAGCTTATAAATGAAGGACGGCGTCGTAACGACGGCGGCTCACAAGTTTTGGAGAGACACATGTCAGAAATGAAAGAAAAAGTAACCCCGCCCCGTCCGCTACCTCCAGAGGCTAGGGCGCGTAGAGAAAACTCTAAGATGTACAAGAAGAAGGGCCGTCCTAATCCTGGTGATCGGAACGAGAGAAAGAATCCTGGTCAGACAGATGTAGAGACTCGTGAGGCTGCTATGGGTACATATGTAGAAGCCAGCGACGGTAAGTACATGTCTTGTCGTGGTATGGGTGCAGCCATTAAAGGCGGCAAATTTTCGGGAACAAGGTAATGCCAACGACCTTTAAGACGGACAAAGCTACGGGCAAAACGGTTATATCAAGTGATAACCAGGTGCAGAGTGCTGCTCAAGGCGGGGACAATCAGTTTGAATACCGTCAAGATGCGGCTAATCTAGGACTTCGTCCTGGTCGTGAGCGTATGTTGAACGTAATTAGCTCGCAGCAGCCCGTGCAGCCAGGGTACATGAACTTCAATGAGTTCAAGGCTGTTAGCGGGATGACTAAAACAAATCCTTACGGAAACGACGGATTTTTTTCTAGAGTTCTTGGTATAGACCCCAGTAATATTGATTACACAAGCAACCTTGGCCCTCAAGGAATCGAAAATGTTTCTAGGATTGCTTATGATAGGTTTTTAAATCCATTTGCTAAAGTGTCTAGTGTCACTGGTAGGCCCGTGGGCGGTGATGCAGCAACGGGTACTCCTCGTTACGGTATCAGTCCTGGTGAACAAACAATCGCGGGCATTGCACGAGAGGTTCCTAGAACAGGTTTAGACGCTCTTGTTTCTGGCATTCCCTTTATAGGGGGTATAGATAGAATGTTTGGTGACAGGCCCACAAGAATCACACCTATGGAAGATTACGAACAACAACAACAAGCTTTAGGCATGGGCGCTAATCTGTATGGCAAGCCAGGTTCTAGCATAAGCTCTATGATAGAAGGGGCAAAACAGTTTTTTCAAGCGGGCCAAGATCAGACAGCACCAGTAGAGAATACTCGCATGGCCTTTGATCCTAAGTTTGGGGATACTGTCTACGGGTCTGATGCGTTAACCCCATACACCTATTTTGATGGTCCCGCTGAAACAGGCTCAGGGGTTCCAATGGATAGAGAAGCTCAAGGCGCTACTTACAGAAGTCCAGATGGTAGAATGTTTAGAGACCAGTTTGAAGCAATTGAGTCAGTAGGTATCGACAACATAAATAACCCGATAATAACAGATATCATTACGAAGCCGGGTCCAGGAGGAGATCTGTTACGTCAAGCTCAACAATTCGGGAGCGTAGGTCAATGAAAATAGAAATAAAACTTATCCCTGACGGTCTGGATCTAGCTAAAGAAATTCAGGATGGCATGCCCGTTGACATGATGAAAGATGCATGCCCGGTTGCCACGCAGGATATCGAAACCAACGAAGAAAACCAGGATATCGCGGTTAAGGACCACCAGTATGGACCGGCGGTGAACCCGGAGGAACGCTGCGGAACTTGCGCGGTTTTTAACGTCACTGACCACATGCAGCAGTGCATGAAGAACGACAGCGGTGAAGTAGGTTACTGTCAGTTGCTAAAGTTCATGTGTAGTGCTAGGAACAGTTGTGACGCATGGGAGGAAGGCGGTCCAATGACTGACATGCCTTGTGACTGTGATCACGATAACTGTGACTGTAACGGGTAACAATGGACGTAATACAATTTTTATCAAGGTATCGTAAAGCCTTGCAAACTCGTGTGGACGATATTAGCATTTCCGTGACAAGCGGCAGTGCATCCGATATCGGACAATACCGCGCAATGGTTGGTGAGATTCAGGGACTCACCTACGCATTAGATGAACTCCAAACCCTGCTAAAAAAGGTAAACTATGACGAAGACTCTATTCGTTCCTGACCACATAATACGGCAACAGCAAGCCAAAAAAGAAGCTGAACAACTAGCAAAAAATAAACCTATCACAGAACGTGTGCCGCAACCCACAGGCTGGCGCATTCTTGTTATGCCGTATGCAGGTAAAGACAAGACTGAAGGTGGTGTTTATGTGCCGGATCAAGCCAAAGACCGAGAAGCACGGGGCACAATGGTAGCCTATGTGGTTAAGGTCGGGCCGCTTGCTTACAAAGATCAAGACAAATTTGGTCCTGATTCCGAGCCTTGGTGCAAGGAAGGTGATTGGATTTGTATTGGTCGCTACGCTGGATCTCGTTTTAATATTGAAGGCGGCGAGGTTCGTATTATCAATGACGATGAGGTCATTGCAACTATTGTCGATCCAGACGACATAAAGACATACGGAGCTTAGTATGCAAAACAATCTTGCTGAGAAAGAAGAAGAACTAGAGGTCGTAGAGGCTGAACAGGAAGAGGAGCAGCAAGAGGCTGCTCCAGCAGAGGAAACCGCAGAGCAGGAAACCGCAGCTTCTGAAGATGATGAGCTTGAGCAGTATTCTGATTCTGTCCAGCGTAGAATTAGTAAACTTACCAACCGCTTTCGGGAAGAAGAGAGGCAGCGACAAGCTGCTTTGGAGTACGCCGAGGCTGTAAAAAAACAGAACGATGAACTCAAGTCACGACTTGATAAGCTTGATCAGTCGTATGTTGGTGAGTTTGGCAGCAGACTGGAGTCCGAGGTCACGACAGCCAAGGAATCATACCGCAAAGCCTATGAAGACGGTGACGCGGATGCCATGTTTGAGGCCCAGCAAAAGATTAGTCAACTTGCCCTAGAACAGGCTAGGTATGCAGAAGCAAAGCGGCGTAATGAAGAGAGGGCTGAACAGCCGGCGCAAGAAGTCGCGCAGCAGCCTGCACCGCAGCAGCAAGCCCAGCCAGATCCAAAAGCGGAGTCTTGGGCAAAAAACAACGAATGGTTCGGTACTGATCAAACAATGACCTATGCTGCTTTTGGCATACATAGGCAATTAATTGAGGATGAAGGATTTGACCCAACCTCAGATGAGTATTATACTGAGCTTGACAAACGAGTTCGCGTTGAGTTTCCACATAAGTTCAAGGAGACAAAACGTGACTCTGGACCCAGAGTCGCTTCTGCTGAGTCCACGGCGTCAAAGTCGTCGTCACCAAAGGGGCGCAGAACAGTCAAACTGTCTCCTTCGCAGATTGCCATTGCGAAACGACTGAATGTTCCGCTTGAAGAATATGCAAAGTATGTAAAGGAGTAGAAAATGGCTGAAAGAACTACACGCGAATCAAAGAGTCGCGCAAACACCCAACGGCGCAAGCCTTGGGCACCACCTTCAAAGCTGGAAGCACCAGAACCACCAGCAGGGTACAAGCATCGTTGGATCAGAACTGCCATTCGTGGTGAGGATGATAAAACAAATGTACACTCAAAGATGCGTGAGGGATGGGAACCAGTTCGTGCAGATGAATATCCTGACGAAATGGATCGTTATCCAGTGCTTGAAGAGGGTAAGAATGCAGGAATTATTGGTGTCGGCGGACTAATGCTGTGCCGTATTCCTGAAGAAACGGTAGAGGAAAGAACTGAATATTTTCGGGAGCAGACCCGCAACCAAATCAAGGCCGTTGATGAGAACCTAATGAGGGAACAACATCCCTCTATGCCCATCCATAATGATAGGCAAAGTCGTGTATCTTTTGGTGGTAAGTAACCACCTAACTTAGAGAGAAAGGTAGCATTATGGCAAACGTCAATGTTGCATTCGGCATGAAGCCGATTAATAACGCAGGTAGCACACCAGCTACAGGCGGTACTAATGCATACTTGATCGCCAGTGATGCGTCGGCAATCTATCAGGGTTCTGCGGTAAAAGCTGTTAATGGCGGTTCAATCGCCATTGGTTCTGCTTCCGGGGACACTGTAGCATTTGTTGGCGTTTTTGCTGGTTGTGAGTATGTATCTTCGTCAACAGGGAAAAAAGTCTTTTCAAATTTCTGGCCTGGTTCAGGGGCGGACACAAACTTCGATATTATCGGATTTGTGTACGACAACCCGCTCCAGCGTTTTGTAATTTGCACAGACGCTTCTTTCACGGATCAGGCAACTGCTGAAGCAGCTATTTTTGAAAGCACAATGTTCAATAGCGGCGCAGGCGGAAGCACAACAACAGGTATTTCCAACGCACAGTTGGATGTAGCTACGTTGGATTCATCTAATCTCTCTCTTCCTCTGAAGATTGTAGGTATTCAGGATGATGCAGACAACGAAGACTACGCTGCTGCTGGTCTGCCTGTGATTGTGATGTTCAACAACCACGCACTGCTTCAGGCCGATTCTGAAGCGGCAATTTCATAGGGAGGCTAGACAATGGCTATTTCTCGCGCACAACTCGCCAAAGAACTAGAACCAGGCCTCAACGCCCTCTTTGGTATGGAATACAACCGCTACGAAGGTCAGCATGCTGAGATCTTTGACACCGAGTCATCAGACCGGGCGTTTGAAGAAGAGGTCATGCTGTCAGGTTTCGGTGCAGCCCCTGTGAAAAACGAGGGTTCTGGAATCTCCTATGACGATGCAAATGAGGCGTATACCGCACGGTATAACCACGAGACCATCGCAATGGGCTTTTCAATCACGGAAGAGGCTATCGAAGATAACCTTTATGACCGTCTTGGTGCCCGCTATACACGCGCTCTTGCTCGTTCTATGGCACACACCAAGCAGGTTAAGGCTGCTTCTGTCCTCAACAATGGCTTCTCCGCTGGCGCATTTGCTGGTGGTGACGGTGTAGCTCTTATGGCGACAAACCACCCGCTCACAAGCGGTGGCACGTTCTCAAACGAGCCAGCAACTGCCTCAGACCTTAATGAGACTTCACTTGAAGACGCTCTTATCAGCATCGCTGGTTTCGTTGACGAGCGTGGACTCATCATTGCTCTTCGCGGCATGAAACTGATTGTTCCACGTCAACTGCAATTCGTTGCAGAGCGTCTGCTTGTTTCTAACCTCCGTGTTGGAACAGCCGACAACGACGTGAACGCGCTGAAGTCAATGGGCATGCTGCCTGAAGGCTATGTAGTCAACGACTACCTGACCGACACAGATGCATTCTTCATCAAGACTGATGCACCTAACGGTCTGAAGCACTTTGAGCGTACAGCTCTGTCAACCAACATGGACCCAGACTTCGACACTGGTAACATGCGGTTCAAGGCTCGTGAGCGTTACAGCTTCGGCTTCTCAGACCCACGTTGTGTATTCGGTTCACCCGGAGCATAACTGTAGGCACAAAGAAACTAGAGGGCGGCTTCCATGCCGCCCTTTTTTATTGTATAGTTACTTATCCCTGACAGCCGCACAGCGTGGCTGACACTAGCCACGACAGGAGTACAAAATGGCTACAACTACTTTCTCTGGTCCTATTAAGGCCGGAACGATTAAGAACACAACAGGCACAACACTTGGCACCAACATTGCCAATGTCGGTCAGGTTGTTATGGCTCAAACATTCTCAGTAGATCTTTCCGGTGGTGCAGTCGCAGCATCTGTAACTGACGTTGTTATCCCAGCAAACTCTCAGATTATTGACTGTGTGATTGATGTTATCACCGCAGCTAACGCTGCAACTAACCTTAGTGTTGGTGACACTGTTGGTGGTGCTGCTACCATTCTCAACACGTTTGCAATCGGAACAACTGCTGGTCGCAAGTATCCAACAACTCAAGCTGGCGCTGCATTGGCGTGGCAGGACACAGGAACAGCAGACATTCGTTTGACTGTAACTGGCTCCGCTGCAACAAACGCAGGTCTTGTTCGTGTTACAATCCTGTACCAGCAGAATAACAACCTTGCTTAATAGGAGGGCACAATGGCTGCTTCTATTACAGCAAAGACTGCTACAGCTACAGGCACATTGCAGGGTGGTAGAACTCGTCTAAAGGCTTTCTATGTAAAGACAGCCGCTAGTGGGTCACCTGCCGTTGTGTTTAAGAACGGGAGTAGTGGTGCAACATTGTTGTCAATGGTGTTTCATACATCAGACGACAATCAAATTACCATTCCTGATCACGGCATGATCTTCGATGATGAGTGTCATGTGACGCTCACTAACGTAGACTCTATCACTGGGTTCTTTGGCTAATGGCTAGAAAGCCATCAAAGATGCCCAAGCGCAACAAAAAGAATTTCCGCTCCACTAAATCTGGAGCGGGAATGACTAAGGCTGGTGTTGCAGCGTATCGTCGTAAAAACCCAGGAAGCAAGCTTCAAACAGCGGTGACTGAGAGCAAGCCTAGCAAGTCTCGTGCGAAGCGTCGCAAGTCATACTGCTCGCGTTCTGCTGGTCAGATGAAGATGCATAACATCAGTTGCAAGAAGACTCCTAAAAAACGTATCTGTGCAGCTCGTCGGAGATGGAAATGCTAAATATAGGGGTTACTGCAATACTGGGTTTTGTTGCTTGGATAGCTCTGTCCATAGTTGAGCTAAAGACAGACACGGCTGTTATAAGCGTCAAGGTTGATGAAAACCACAAGATGCTCACTACTTTGTGGGAAGATTACATAGAGAGGAATAAAGATGGGAATCTCGCGTGGGTCACTCGAAAACCAAATATCAAAGCCGCCCCAGAAGAAAAAGTTCAAGAAGGTTCGTAAGCTTAAAAAACTAAAGAGGCAGAAATGAGCAAGAAAGATGCATGCTATCACAAAGTTAAACGCCGCTATAAGGTCTTCCCGTCGGCGTACGCAAGTGGGGCCATCGCAAAATGCAGAAAAGTTGGCGCAGCAAACTGGGGTGACAGCAAAAAGAAAGCAACCGGCGGAACGTACAAGTACCGCACAACAAAGATTTATTGACCGCGATGATACATGTGTTTGTCTTAATGGTGTACCTGGGAACGGGTGAAGACAGACGCTTAACAAGTGCAGATATGCATTTTAGATCTGTTACAGAATGTAACTATTTTGCTGCCGAGGTTTCAAAGAGGTACGGAAACTACGGCTATAAAGACTATATAGATCCGAAGGACCGCGTCACTGCTTACTGTGTGCCAAAGTACGTCAAGGAAGGAAGCGTGGAGGTGTATTAATGGATCCAGTATCAGCGATGGCAGCAGCTTCCGCAGCTTTTGGCGCAATCAAAAAAGGTATGCAGGTAGGCCGTGATATAGAGTCTATGGCCTCAGACCTGTCTCGTTGGATGGGTGCAATGTCCGATCTGGACATGCTTGAAAAGGAAGCCAAAAACCCACCCATATTTAAAAAACTGTTTGCGGGTAAGTCTGTAGAGCAGGAAGCTATAGAAACATTTGCTGCAAAGCAGAAAGCTCAACAACAAAGGTATGAGTTGCAGCAGTGGATTGGCATGACTATGGGCAGGTCCAAGTGGGATGAACTCGTAAAAATGGAAGGGTCTATCCGCAAACAACGCCAAGAAACTTTATACAAACAGAGACAAAGACGCCGTAAATTTGTAGAGGTGGTGGCGTGGATTCTAATGGTCTGTGTCGGATCAGGAGTTTTACTGGGTTTTGTAATGTTCCTAAAAAGTGCGGCTAACGCAGCATCCATACCGGAGTATGTAGACTGCCGACTCAAGGGTTGTGAGCTTATAGACGGGCAGCGTGTATGCATATATCATGGGCCTAATAACACTGTTGACAGCGTATGGTTAGGCTTGAACGAGTTTTTCCCACGGGAAATAAAGTGCAAGTACGATCCGAAGAATGAGAAGCCTGCCACTATGCGGGAGACATTCGATGCGATTAAAAAGTCAAGGAAGTAAGCAATGGCGGTACGCAAGACGAAAAAGGGCTTGGCTCTTAAAAGATGGTTTAAGGAAAAGTGGACGGACCAGCGTACAGGAAAACCGTGTGGCCGTCGCAAGGGTGAAAAACGGGGTACTCCATATTGTCGCCCCTCTAAGAGAGTTTCCAGTAAAACTCCTAAAACATCTAGCGAAATGACAGCAGCAGAGAAGCGTAGTAGAATTGCGCAGAAGAAACGTATTGGGCAACCAGCCGGAAAGCCCCGGCGTGTAAAAGCATTAAGGAGAAAGAAACGTGGCAAATAAAAAGTTCCCGGATTTGAACAAGGATGGCGATGTTACGAAAGCTGACATTTTAAAGGGACGTGGTGTTCCTGGTTTTAGTCATGGCGGCATGCACTGTTCCCCGCGCAAAGAAATGGCTGGTGCTATAACTATGCCAAAGAAAAATGTCACTAACAGACGTTCTTAAAAATTGGATTGTATCGGAACTTAGTCAGCCAGATAAATCCGTCAACGGAAATGCTTTGTGTCCTTTCGCCAAAAACGCTTGGTTTGCAAACAAAGTAAAAGTCCGAGAAGAAAAAGACGATTTGTGGGACGCGGTTTACGAAGAGATACAAAGTTTTGACGATACATATCAGGTCGTAATTTGTGCCAGCTACACACACAAACAAAGTTACGATGATCTAGAGGCCTCTTGTTTTGCCTTAAACGGATGGTTAGCAACAACAGGACACAATGTTTGGTTGTTGGCGTTTAAGGAAAAAAAGCTAAGCATGGTGTTTATTCAACGCTTGACAGATATAGACAACGCTAGTGCAAAGCTAGAGGCTTTAGGGTATTATTCAAACTATGAAGACCAGGATTATCAACGCTTAGTTAAACATCGTAGAGATAGGAGAAAGTGTTATGAAGAAACCAATGCGTAAGATGCGTGGCGGAATGGGCGCAAAGAAAGCTATGCGCGGTGGTGGTTCAATGATGAAGAAACCAGTCATGGCAAAAAAGGGCAAAGCTATGCGTAAGATGCGTGGCGGCACATTGAAGAGAAAGTAAATGGCAACTTCAGGTTCACGAGACTTTGATCTCGACGTAGCAGAGATAATCGAAGAGGCGTATGAGAGGTGCGGCCTTGAAGTCCGCACTGGCTATGATGCTCGCACGGCGCGTAGGTCCATGAACCTGATGTTTGCGGACTGGGCAAACCGTGGGCTAAACTTGTGGACAGTCAAGCAAGCTACGCAAGCTCTGACTCAAGGCACGGCGACGTATACATTTACATCGGACTATACGGATCTTTTGGAAGTAGTAGTTCGCCGTAGTGGTACAGACTTTGAGATAAGCCGAATGTCACGCAGTGAGTATCTGACAGTACCAAACAAAACAACACAGGGACGCCCAAGTCAGTATTACTACAACCGCCAGGTGGAGCCTCAGATCACGCTGTGGCCCACCCCTGAAAATTCCACAGACACATTGGTATATTACTATGTTCAACGGATTGAAGATGTCGATGCTTTGGTTAACACAACAGATGCACCGTTCAGGTTTTTGCCCTGCATGGTCGCAGGCCTTGCGTACTATACTGCTCTTAAAAAAGCACCGGAACGAGTGCAGCTTCTAAAGAACCTGTACGAAGAAGAGTTTCAACGTGCCGCAGATGAGGACGAAGACCGAGTTGCCCTGAAACTACAGCCAAGCATACAGTATCTGAGGGTTAATTAATGGCGAGGTATGCTTCGGGTAAAGATGCTTGGGGCTACTCCGATAGGTCGGGGTTTCGCTACCGGCTTGTTGAAATGCAGACGGAGTGGAATGGACTGAAGGTAGGACCAGATGAGTATGAGCCAAAGCACCCACAGCTTGAGCCACCACAGGTAGGGCCAGACCCGCAAGCATTGTTTGATCCACGCCCAGATCAAAGGACCGAGGTTGCAGTTGCAAGGCTTCTTGGGCCTAGCCCGTTTATATCAGGTGCCCAAGGTTCTACCACCATTACCGTGGTTGAACCCTCTCATGGACGTAGCACCTCAGATACTGTAAGATTCCGCAAAGCTGAAGCTTTTGACGGTTTTACGGAAGCCGTATTGGAGAATGCAAGTGGTTACTCGATTACTGTTGTGGATTCAAACCTTTATACCTTCACGGCCTCGTCAGGAACCGCGACAGCCGGTAATACACGAGGCGGCGGTGAAAATGCGACTGTCGGACCAGTCACATTGGAGGTTTAAGTGAGCTACACCTATGCACAGCTAAAGACAGCGATACAGGATTACACGGAGAACACAGAAACTTCGTTTGTTACAAACCTGCCTACGTTCATTAAGAACACAGAGCAGCGCATATTCAAACTTGTTGACCTAGAACTTTTCCGCAAAAATGCCACGTCAGCCTTGTCGCAGAATGACCCATATCTTTCTGTGCCTAGTGACTATCTAGCGTCTTTTTCTATGTCGATCACCAACAGTAGCTCCAAAGAGTTTTTGTTGCAGAAGGATGTAAACTTTATTCAGGAGTACAACCCCAACGCATCCACAACAGGGGTTCCTAAGTATTACGCTTTCTTCGATATCGACAACTTTATTGTGTCGCCAACACCGAATGCAAACTTTGCTGTTGAGCTTCACTACTATTATAGGCCTACGTCATTAACAGCCGGGGCTGATTCTGGTACAACATGGCTCAGTGAGAACGCTCCGAATGCCATGCTTTACGGTTCTTTGGTCGAAGCGTATACTTACATGAAAGGTGAGCAGGATATGCTCACCATGTATGAGAAGCAGTTTCAAGAGGCTTTGAGTAGGATTAAGGATCTGGCGGAGGCCAGAGAAAACAGCGATGCGTATCGCAGGGGTTTGCCGGAACGGCCCCGTACATAAGGAGTAAATTATGGCAACTTCAAATGCAGCAACCAATTATACAGAACATGCGATATTGCAGTTTCTGTTTAAGAACAACGCGGAGAGTTTTGCTTCTCCGGGCAACAGCATCTATGTCGGTCTAGCTACAGCAGTTAGCAGTATTGAAACAGGCTCTGTCACTGAAGCGGATTTTACCAACTACGCAAGGCAGCAGGTGGCGGCTTCTGGGTGGACAGTCCCAGTAGTGGGTACAGATGCTCAAACGGCTACAAACGCAGCGAACATTGAGTTTCCTGCTTCGGGCGGCGGCGGGGACGATGTTATTACACATGCCTTTGTTGTAGACGCATCAAGTAGCGGCAATGTTTTATTTGTTGGCGCACTGGATGTTAACAAGACAATTCAAAGTGGTGATATTTTCCGTATTAACGCGGGTAACCTAACTATTGAGTTGAAGTAACATGGCGCTTGTTCTCTCAGATAGGGCCAAAGAAACAACCACGACAACGGGTACTGGCACATATACGTTAGCTGGGGCCGTTACGGGGTTTGAGACTTTTGCCTCTATTGGTAATGGGAACACGACATTTTACGCTTGCACAGACGGGACAGACTTTGAGGTTG